AAATATTCATCCATAAATTCACGCCCTTTCAACAAAATTCTGCAAAACTGCCGGATTCGACAAGCCAAAAAATGGAAAAAGCTGCTATGGAGAACCAACAGCAGCCTGTGTTATAACTGTATTGTCAAAAAATTCCAAATAGAAAGGAAACACAAAATGAAAGAAACTGTAATCTGGAACCATGAACGTATGCCGATCATCGACGGAATGCCTGCCAGCGTTCCCGATGGGCAACCACACACACCTGAACCGTGGGAGGAAAGTTAATGAACCGAATCGTAGATGCTCTGATTATTCCATACGCTCGCAGACGGACGCTGGAGCTTGTCCTGAGCCTTTCTGGGTACGAAGCTGATAAAGATGCTTACCTCGAAGCAAAAGGCATACTAGAACGTGCCGTAGCCGCCTTAGACGATGGGCGCGACCCGGCAGATAACATCGAACGCATTGACGGACAGCTTGTGGAACTGTGAAAGGAGAAGAAGATGGACTTTACGAACGGATTCTATAAAACCGAAAACCCTGTTATTCTTGAAGAAGTAAAAAACTTCCTCCAGTCAATGGAACGGCGTGGAGCAACCGTGAAGGATTTAGACGATGCTATTGTACAGTTAAACAATGTTTCGCACAGCATCAGCACAAACGCTCTCGTCAAAGCAGATGTGCTGGACAATTTACCGGATAACCCTTTTCGTTCCATGCTCAACGGAATGTTACAAAGCAAAGGGTAACTTAAACTTAATATGGCTCTTAATCATTGTCATTGCAATTTTTGGCTTCCCTGATACAAAGTAATGGATGCGAAGAAAACATTCGATTTTTACAAAGTTGTTAAAAATACATTGACTTTACAACTAGAAGATGTATAATCCTATCAAATAAACATTCATTTTTACTGATCGGGAGGATATGCCACAATGAGTGAACAGGAAAGAGCCAAGATTGACCGATTTATTGCATGGCTGCTGGAACATCCTGAAAAGATTCCGGCAGCAGAGCAAGCCCTAGACCTGGAATAATAGAAAACCCCTTGCGCAGAGCTATACCAGCCCGGCACAAGGGGTTTTTATTTTACCGGGTCAGAACCATTTCTTTTTTCGGTTTCTACGGTAACGATATTTTCTGCTGTTGCCATATAGTACACGGTCATTGCCTTTTAACAAGGCCTGAATGAACCAAAAGCAAAAGGCGCAGCCACACAACAAGTAATACACGGGCTTACCTCACATCTTCTCGATCAGGTTCATCAGCGCTTCACGCTGCGCTGTCGGCATAGATTCAAGCTTTTTTCTAATCCTTTCCACTGCTGCATCAACTTCACTTTGCGGCTGCTGGTGCGGGTTTTCTTTTTGTTCGCCAGTGAGAAGGTAGTCTACCGATACGTTGAAGTAGGCTGCAATTTTAGAAAGAACCTCTGCGGACAGGCTTTTTGTTCTCCCGGCTTTCAGCTCGGAAAGAAAACTACGGCGAATACCGATGTTGGCACAAAGAGTTCCGTCTTTGATTCCCTCTTTTTCGCAGAGTGCATGGATATTGCTGTACAAGTCCGACATAAGAACACTCCCATATTTGTGCAAGTATACAAATGCACAGAATTTTGCACAAAATAGTTGACTTGTACAGTGTTCTGTACTACAATACAGACATAGGCAGTACAGAACACTGTACAATATGAACTCTCTACACCATTATATTAGTACAGTTTTCCGTACTTGTCAATAGATTTTAGCAAATGGAGGTGGAATTTTGAAAGAAAACTTCCGTTCTGGCTTTGAGCTGGAAGTGAAGATGAAGCTGTTACAGCGAGGTATGAAGCAAGCGGAGCTGATTCAGGCGGTTCGAAGCGATACTGGATTGTTCCTTGATGATTCGTACCTCTACAAGATTCTTCGTGGCGAGCGAAAGCCGGAGAAGATTATCCAGAGCATCTGTAAGATTCTGGAAATCAAGCAGAAACCTGAAAATTAACCTGAATTGTGACAGCGAAAATATTTGAACATGAAAACACAAAAAAGAAAGAGAGGAAAAATGAGCGAAATCGTACTATCAACGAAAAGTGGCGAACCGGTAGCGTCTAGCCGTCAGGTTGCCGAGAACTTCGGAAAGGAACACAAGGACACTTTGGAGAGTATCCGGCAGATTTTGGCGGCGGAAAATTCCGCCACCAAATCCATGTTCTACGAAACCACGTTTGAGAACAGGGGCAAGCAGTACCCCATGTACCTGATGAACCGTGACGGCTTCACCCTGCTGGCTATGGGGTTTACCGGCAAGGCTGCTCTTGAGTGGAAGCTCAAGTACATTGCAGCGTTCAACGAAATGGAAAAGAAGCTGGCTGAACAGCCGCAGCTTACCCGCTCACAGCTCCTTGCAACTGCGCTGATCGCAGCGCACGAAGAGCTGGAAGAGAAGGACAAGCAGATTGAAACCATGAAGCCGAAAGCTCTTTTTGCTGACGCAGTGAGCGCAAGCAGCCAGAGCATTCTTGTTGGTGAAATGGCAAAGCTACTGTCGCAGAACGGCATCCAGATGGGGCAGAACCGCCTGTTCCAGTGGATGCGTGAGAACGGATACCTGATTAAAGACAAGAAGCAGATGGACTACAATATGCCAACGCAGAAGTCTATGGAACTTCGCTTGTTTGAAATCAAGGAAACGTCCATTGCACATTCCGATGGGCACACTTCTATCAATAAGACCCCGAAGGTGACCGGAATTGGTCAGGTCTATTTCATTAATTTCTTCTTAAAGACGGAGAAAAACAAGAAAGCGGATGGCTGAACATGAAACAGATTATCACCTTAAAGGTTGACCTTGAGCATCCAGATGATGCAAAGTTTGCCATTGATGAAGCAGTCAAGGTTTACGAAGCGGACAAGCTCAAGTGGACGGAAGCGGAACTCTCCGAAGCAAAGCTTACGGCAATGCGTATTATGAACCGACTGCGTTTTGATGAGTATAGCATCGAATGGTGCAGAGTCACGGAAGCGTATGACTACAAGGCGCTTTCTGTTTGGCTTAGTAAACCGGATGATGAAAGATTTAAGCGAAATGCAACGTGCTGCATCCCTTCTGCTTCTTTTGATACTTGGGTTGCCAAGTGTGTTTGCCTGTGTCGGGCTACCGACAGAAACGTGCCCGCGTTCATCATTAAAAAGGCTGGTGAGTGCTGGTGACGAATTTTCGCAGGGCGCAAAGCCGCAAACGCAGAATGAAGCTGGCAATGGCTGCTGGCGTATCCAGAAACGATGCCAACAAAGTGCTTTGGATGGAGAAGTCCATCAACCAGTGCTTTGAACGTCACAATCGGGAAGCAAGACTGAAAGAGGAGATGCAGCGTGGAAGAAAAGTACTGTGAGCGATGCGGTCTGTATCTTGGAGTGGTTAGACCGACAAGACGGTATTGCAAAGAATGTGCGATATTGGTTCAAAAAGAAAAACAGACTGAACGCCTCGCTCCATATGGTGTTGTTCCGTGCGAATGGTGCAAAAGGCCGATGCGCAAATTATACAAGCATCAAAAATACCATAAGAAATGCGCAAACGCCGCAAAGCGAAAAACGACCGCAGACTGGTGGAGGGAACACCCAGACTACATCAGAACTTCTTCCGATGAATCTAGACAGGAAGGAAATACAACGAAAGAAAAGCCGAAGTACAGCCTTAAACAGGTAAATGACAAGGCGAAAGAACTTGGAATGAGTTATGGGCATTACAGCGGCTTGCTTGCACAAGGAAAGGTAGACCCTCCCGATGAACGGTAAGTATTACGGAAAGCGGGAAATCCGCTGGCACAGCCGGGAGAAAGACCGGCTGGAACGCATCGAGAAAGAAAGAGTGAGCAAAAATGAAAAAAATCAAAGTCAGAATCACATTCATCGAAGCAGTTCTCGGCACTTGGCCTAGCAACCAGAACATTGCGCGAGAGTTTATCGCCAGCAAGTCCCCTGATGCAAACACTATCGAGGACGAAGTTGCAGCTTTGGGTGCTGACGCAGTAGCAGACAAGGGCATGACGGTTTTCCCCCGGAACGAGAACGGCGAGCCTATCTTGTATGACTACCAAATCAAGGGGTTCTTCAAGGATTCCTGCGGTATGCTGGGTCGTATCGGCGGCAAGACCGAAACCGGAAAGAAGAAAGCCGTGAATGAATCCGGCAAGCTGACGGCCTACAAAAAAGTCATTGATGGTCTTATTTTCGTGTCTCCCCGGATGATTCCCATTCATGTGAACGGCGAGATTACCGAGTGCCAGCGTCCGCTGCGTGCCCAGACAGCACAGGGAGAGCGTGTAAGCCTTGCCAACAGCGAGCAGATTCCAGCTGGTTCGACCTGCGAGTTTGAAATCGTTCTTCTGGACGATTCTCATGAGAAGGCCGTGCGTGAGTGGCTAGACTACGGTGTTCTGCGTGGTATCGGCCAGTGGCGCAACAGTGGCAAGGGGCGATATACCTACGAAATCCTCAATTAACCGCTATGGCGGGGTAGGGCTGTACTGCACTCGGCGTGGAACTGCAACGGCATAGTGACGATTGGCTCAGAAATGCTAAGGCAACGCTTTGAGACGAAGCGACTTGAGCGGCAACGGCGATGCGCTGACTTGACGAGACCTGCAAAGGAATGGCGAAGCAAGGCTCAAACGAGCAATGGAATTGCATGGAACCGACATGATCGGCACAGCAAAGGCTATGGATGCAAGGTGTAGCTTTGATAAGCAAAGGCATCGAACGGCGGCGACGTGCGACGCAATGGCAAAGAATAGAAACAATAGGCTAAGGCATTGAGTAGCTAGGAGGAGGACAGCAAAGGCAAAGCAATTCATCGAAATGCAACGGCAAAAGCGAAAGGAGAAAAATGAAAGCACTTGTGGAAATCGCCCTGATCTGGGGCATCGTTCTGGCGTTGATTCTTGCAGCGTTCCTTTTGAACCTGTGGCTGGTGCATCTTGTTGAACTACTGGTCGGAGCAAAAGGCACATGGGGAATCATTGTGGCAGCCGCTGTAATGGCAACCGGATGGATTTTTAATTTTGGCAGCAAAAAGGAGAACCAATGAAAACTTTGAAAGAAACAGCATTGTCCATGATCGGTCTGGTCGTGGCAATTGCAGCAGTCGGGTGCGGGGACACGATTCAGGGCTGTCAGACCACAGCGCAGATGTTTGGCTGGGTAATGGTATCATGCGGGCTTCTTGCAACGGCTATCGTCTTGTGTGCGCTGGCTGTTAGCGCCGAAGAGGAAGAACGCAGTGAACGCGAGCGCAGGAAAATCAAGCGCATTGCTCACCACACCAACGAGTGGAGGGATGCTTGATGAAGTGCCCAATGTGCGGTAGTGACAACATTACAACGGTTGATAGCCGGTCTGACCACGACAGCATCGTTCGCAGGAAAAAGTGCCTTGTCTGTAACCACCGGTGGTCTACCATCGAAATCGACAAAGACCAGTGGTACAGCGCGTTGCAAATCAAAGAGGAGCGCAAGAGAGGAAGACCCAAAGATGATTAACCTTGACAGATTCGGTGGCGCGACCGAGCCGGAGGACGGCGTGTACTTTATGACCAACGAGCAGATGGCGCAAGCGAAGGAAGCCGACCGGCTGGCAGCGATTGAGGACTTGCAGGCTGAAATCGATGAGAGGGAAACGGAGTTGAAAGACCTCCGTGCACAACTGGCAGAACTGATGGCTAGTTGATTTTGTACAGCCATATTAAGCCAAAGTATTAATAATGAAGCCTAATGAAGCCGAAGAAAGGAAACGTATGGACAACAGCAAAATTCATGAAGCCTTGATGGCTGTTCAATCAGAGTTGAAAGCCCCGAAGGGGCAGATGAACACATTTGGCGGTTACAAGTATCGCTCTTGTGAGGACATTTTGGAAGCAGTCAAACCAATTTTGAAAGAACACGGTTTGCTTCTTACCCTTTCTGATGAACCTAAAGTGTTAGAGGGATGGCATTACATCGAAGCGACCGCAAAAGTGGAAACTCTGGATGGTGGATGCGTAACGGTTACTGCTTACGCAAGAGAACCGGAGCAAAAAACCAAGATGGATGCAGCGCAGGTGACTGGAACGTCTAGTAGCTACGCCAGAAAGTACGCCTTGAACGGTTTGTTCTGCATTGACGATACGAAGGACGCTGACACGGACGAGTACCAGAAGCAGACCGCAAGCAGGGCAAACAAGCCTGCACAGAAGCAAACGGAAGCGGAAACCATCCCCTTATGCGCTTGCTGCGGAAAGCAGTTGCAGCCTATTCAGTACAACAACCGCACAGTCACTCCGCTGGAAACTGCAAGAAGCACGAAGAAACGCTTTGGGCGCGTCCTGTGCTGGGACTGTGCCCAGAAACAGCCGAAGGAGGGCTAAACAATGCTTAACTCTATTGCAATTCAGGGTCGTCTGGTTCACACGCCTGAAGCTAAAGTCACGAAGTCTGGCAAGGATGTTTGCACGTTCAGCATTGCTTGCGACCGTCAGAGTGGTGGTCAGAAGGGAACCGACTTCTTCAACTGCACCGCATTTGGTAATACGGCACTGTTCGTTTCCAAGTGGTTCCAGAAGGGTAGCCTAATTCTGGTGACTGGCAGCATCCAGACCCGGAAGTATACCGACAAGCAGGGAAACAACCGCACCGCAACGGAAATCATGGCGAACAAGGTTGACTTCTGCGGTGGCAAGTCTGACAGCAAGCCTTCTGATCGGGCGCAGGATGCACCGCAAAACTACTCGCAGAGAAACGCAGATGACTTCTCTGTGATTGACGATGATGATTCGTTGCCCTTCTGATTGGAGATGCGCATGAATCGGGAAGAAAAAACGCATTGGACGCAAGATAAAATCTTGCTGTATGTGAAAGCCTGTATGTCTGCCACTGGTTTAACCAGAATGCCATCAAGAAGTGAATTGAGCGAGTATTACGGAAACGACAAGTTGACAAATGCAATTCGCCGTTTTCCGGGTGGCTATTACAAAATAGCTGAAATCCTTAATATCGAAATGAAAGAAAGCGAAACGCAATTCGGAAAATATGGCGAAGACCTTGCTACAAAACTGCTGGAAGAACATGGATTTGCGGTTGAGCGAATGTCAACTAGATACGCCTATGACCTTTATGTTAATGGCAGCGTTAAGGTTGATGTGAAAACGGCAAGGCCGAGCAGAGCAAATAAAAGTTTTTGCTATTCGTTTAATCTTGAAAAACGATTCCCTACTTGCGATGTTTATTTTCTGATTGCAAAAAACGAAGAGAAGGAAAGCATTTATATAGTTCCTGCTTCCATCAACCAGACGCAGATTTGTCTTGGAACTGGAACGACTGTGTACAGCAAATATCAAGACCGATATGACATTATCACTGATATGAGCAAGGCTTTCGCTTCGGCAAAGTCCTGATCTCCTACCTTATATAAGAGCTGCGCTATCTGGCTGGACGGGCGTTTGAAAAGATGAAGCACTTAGGCGACATTACAAAGATTCACGGCGACCAGATAGAGCCTGTGGACTGCATCACGTTCGGAAGCCCATGTCAGGGCATGTCTATGGCGGGGAAAAGGCTTGGATTTGACGACAACCGTTCCGTGCTGTTTTTGGATGCAGTAAGAATCATTAAGGAAATGAGGACAGCCACCAATGGAATGTATCCAACTTTCGCTGTTTGGGAAAACGTGCCAGGAGCATTCAGCTCCAACGGCGGCGAAGATTTTAGAGCCGTGCTGGAAGAACTTGCCCGCATTGAACAGCCAGACGTTTCAATTCCTCGACCTTCGGGCAGATGGGGCAAAGCTGGAGCAATCGCTGGAAACGGATGGTCTCTGGCTTGGCGACAGCTTGACGCTCAATATTGGGGAGTTCCCCAACGCCGAAAGAGAATCGCTCTTGTCGCAGATTTTAGAGGACAACGTGCCGCAGAAATACTATTTGAGCGCACGAGCCTGTCAGGGAATCCTGACGAGAGCATCAAGACGTGGGAAGCCACTCCCGGACATTCTCAGGCAAGCCATTTTGGATGTGATCGAACAAGCGAGGAAGTTATCTATGCCGCAAGAGGAAACGGCGATGGCAGAACTTGTCCAACCATAACAGGCGACCACGAAAACAGAATCACAGACTACACAGCTATTGCTATCGAACGCAAGACCTTTAACGAACAGTCTTTCAGTCACTACAAGGAAAGCGACAAATGTTCAACCTTGAAAGCGAAAGCAGGGAACATCGGCAATGGCAGCGAGTGTCTGGTTGCGGAGAAAACCATTCGCTGGATTGTTCGCCGTCTAACGCCTGTTGAATGTGAACGGTTACAAGGCTACCCTAACGATTACACCAACATTGGTGACTGGACGGATAGCAAAGGAAAGAAGCACAAATACGCTGACAGTCCAAGATACAAGGCTCTGGGTAACTCCATAGCCCTGCCGCAGTGGTTCTGGTTGGCGCAGAAAATGCGCCCTTACCTAAAAGAAAAGCCTACGCTGGGCAGTCTGTTCGATGGTCTGGGCGGTTTCCCTCTGGTCTGGCAAAGAGCATACGGCGAGGGAACCGCACGCTGGGCAAGTGAAATCGAAGAGTTCCCGATGGCTGTAACAAAAAGGAGATTTGGCGAAGAATGATTACTTGTTGTCTCAATAGCACATCACGCCGAACGGCTTGCCACGACACTTGCGAGAAGTACAAGGCAGAGAAGAAAGACTTCGAAGAACGCAAGGCGTTCGTGCATGAGCTGAACCACAGCCAGAGCGTGTACCACCGCAACTACGAAGACAAGCACCGGGAACGTGGCAAGAAGCGGTTTCTCGGAAGTGAATTTAGAGGTGAATGAGGATGAGACTGATTTATGACGACGATTTTCTTGATGCGCTTACGGATAGAGCAGAAAGAATAATAACTCCGCATGAATGGGAAGTGTTGTGGTCAGCGATTGACAGCGTTCCGACCGCTATGCAACTGTGGACGAGCGTGAAAGACGCTCAGCCGCCCGAAGATGGTATGTACTTTATTGCATACGACTTCGATTGCTGGCGCAACTGCGTTTCGTCAAGGATGTTCAAAGACGGGAAATGGGCAGGAAGCGAGAGTTATGACATCAAGTTTTGGATGCCGATTCCTGCATTGCCGGGGAACAACGCATGAACACTGGCAAGCAGTTTGAAGCAGACTTCAAAGCATCCATCCCATCCGATGCGTGGTGCTACCGCCTGAAAGACAGTGCCGCCACCTACTACGGCGGCAACGAGAACCTGTCCTTCTCCATCGACAACATCTGTGACTTTATTGTGTACCGATACCCGATGAACCACCTGTTTGAGCTGAAAACCATTGAAACGCCCTCTATCCCTTTGGAAAAGGTGTTCGGCAAGTACGACAAGGCAAAGTGCAAATACCGCAAGGAAAAGCACATCACGGACATGGTGGATGCAATGGGGTACATCGGTCAGACCGCCCATGTGATAGTCAATTACAGGGCGGTCAACCGCACCTTTGCAATCCCTGCCAGCAAGGTTCTGGCGTTCCGATACAACGAGAACCGCAAAAGCATCCCTTGGCAGTGGGCAGAGCAAGAGGGGATAGAGGTCAAAGCAAAAAGGCTGCGTGTCCATTGGCGATATGACGTGGATGGGCTGCTAAAGAGATTGGAGAAAGAACATGATTTGCTTTAAGTGCGATCGATGCGGAGAAGTCTTTGACTGGTACAAAGCAGATGGCTTCAACGGCATCGCAAAAATCAAAACTGAAAAAGACGGTGCAAACCTGACCTCTAGTGGCGAAATCAACCTTTGCCCCTCTTGTATGGCTGCACTCAACGACTGGCTGAAAGGAGAACAGAAGTGAGCGATAAACGATTGATTGATGCAAATGCTTTGCTTGACAAAAATAATTGGACAATCAAGCAATACAGTGAAGAAGAAGCCAATGCTTGGAGAGACGGCATTGCCCTTATGAAGAAGAACATTGAAAACGCTCCGACCATTGACCCGGCAACGCTGCGGCCGGTAGCACATTGGGAGAAAATTCACAACTCCTATGATATCAGTGCCGGGAAAAACGGCTCATGGTGTGTACCAGCAACCCGTTGCTCGAACCCGGAATGTGGAGAGGTGAACCCGTGTGGTCTCAAAACGCCATTTTGCCCGATGTGTGGATTCAGAATGGAGGACGTGCCGTATGACGTTGATTGACCGCGACACCCCAAACAAGGAGCAGTCGGATGAATAAATTCGGGAACTGCCCTTTGTGCGGTAAACAGGTCAAGCCGACCAACCTCCGCAAAATCGCACGGCAGAACCAGTTGTACGGCTTTCGCATGGCTCTGGATGGCATCGCCGCCACATGGGGCGCACTGATCCAGAACCTTCGGTGCGATGCAGACCTGACCGATGAACAGGTACAGAAAATCATCCGCATTGGCGACAGATACTGGGAGATGGTTGGGCAGTTCAAAGAAGAGGACATGACCCCTGACGAGTTTGCTGATTACATCCCCGCAAAGTCAGAACAGGTCGAAAAAGAGCTGAGGGAAAGGTGGAGTTAACAATGTTTGAATTTATAACTCGCTGGCTGGTCTGCCTAGTCCTGATGGCGGTAGTAGTTCAGTCCGAACGGACAATCATGAACATGGCGAACAGCCTGTTTGAAAAACAGCAGGCAATGCTTGTCTGGCTGTTCGTAAACGTGTATCTGGTCGTTTGTACGGCTGTTGTGATGGGGTGGAGGTAAAACATGAACAGATATGACATTGAAAAGAGGATGGAAAGAAGCCGTAGAAAGTTTGCGATTCTGCAAGGCGTTGTGATTGCTTTTATTGCGGTTGCGGCGGTTTCGTCTATCGCACTTTCCATCTTTATGTATAAGGGCTTGTTTTCCGCAGACATCCCTGAATGGATGAAGTGGGTGTTTGTATTTCTTGGGAGGTAAGTATGGACAACGAACTTTACTGCCCGATGAAGCTAACCAGCAATTCGCTTGGTCGGTGCGTATGCGAGAAAGAAAAGTGCGCTTGGTGGAATCAGTGGGATTGCCGCTGTGCAGTTTGGATAATTGCACAGAAGCTGGGCGTAATCGGAATGAAGATGAAGAGGTGATAACTCTTGGCAACACCCCCGAAGCGTGGTCGTGGCAGACCGCCGCTGACCGAAGCTGAAAAGAAAAAACGTGAGAAGCGGGAACAAAAGGCGAAAGAAGAAGCCGCTGCGAAGCGTGAGAAAGAGCGTGAGAAGAAGAAGCAACAGATGCTTAATAAGCGGAAGTCTATCCGCTCACAGGTGAGCAAAAAGGTGAAAGAACAGCAGGAGTTAGCAATCACAAGGTCTAAGATGCTGAGCACGGGCGATTTGCAGTCGAGAATCGGTGGTGAAGAGGACAAGAAGGTCATCGGTATGATTGCAGCCAAGTATTTTGGCGACCTTCCGAGCGTGGACATGAACAACCCAATTGAAGTACAACAACGTCTTGACTTCTTCTTTGATGCTTGCATCGAAGCCAGAATCTCCCCTGTGGTCGAATGGATTGCACTGGTGCTGGGCATCGAATGGGTGAGCCTGAAGCAGATTATGGCGGGCAAGCGCCGTGATGACAGCTTGCAGCAGAAGTACATCTTGAAGTTGATTCTGCAAATGCAGTCTATGTGGGCGTACAACGGTATGTACGGTCAGGAGAACCCGGCAGAGTGGATTTTCCGAGCTAAGAACTACTTTGGTATGCGTGACAACGTGGAAGTCACCGTTGCGCCGCCTGAACAGCCGTTGGGCGATGCTCAGAGCGCAGAGCAGTTGGCTCAGAAGTATCAGACGGCTTTACCGAAAGGGATTGACGTAGAGTACAAAGAGGTGGCAGAAGAGGTGGTCGAGGATGACTAATGGCGATTTTATCCGCTCCATGACGGACGAAGATATTACAGAAAACTTTACACGGGGCATCTGCGAACTTATCAAACATCGAGACCCGGAGCGTTGCCAGAACCGTGAGCATTGCTTTCATTGCGTCAAGGACTGGCTGAAAGAGAAAAACAAAATCATGGTGAGGGCTGACCAATGGGAAAACTAGTCGATTTCTCTGACCCATGCTTACGCACGTTCCTGCCTGTCCTATTGCAAGACCACACGACAGACAAGAACATCATCTGGGCAACAGACCCACCGCCTGAACTGGGTGTAGGATTTGCAGATGAAATCACACTGGAACAGCTGGACAAGGTTCAGCTTGTCCCTCGTGTGCAGAAACGGCTTGCAGACCAGAAGAAGCGCACCAGCAAGAAAGCAGAGGTGTTTACGCCAACATGGGTTTGCAAAAAGATGGCAGACGTTGCCGAAAACGACCTGAAGGGCGAGGACTGGAAGGAATACATCAACAAGACTTGCCTTGAAGTCACTTGTGGAGAAGCACCGTTCCTCACAAGCCGATACGATACCACAACAGGGCAGATGATTGCCGTGCCGGACAGAATCGGTCTGCTGGATAGAAAGCTGAATGTTCTGGAAGAGCAGTTCCATGACTACGATATGTGGATGTGCTGGGCAATCAGTGCCTACGCATCGACATACGGCTATGAGTGGCAGGGAGACAATCTCTTGCTGGCAAGATGCAACCTGTTCCTGACGCTGATTGAAAATTTTAGGTATCGGTTTGATGCTGAAAAGCTAGAAATTGGCTGTATGCCTATGTTCCTTGACTGCATCGCAGACATTATCAGCTGGAACCTGTGGCAAATGGACGGGCTGAAAAAGACCGTGCCTGGCACGGACATTCCGTGCAAAATCAAAGACTGGAAAGCTGACAAAGAAATCCTGTTTAAGGATGTTGGGGAGGAAAAATAAAATGAGCAGTTCCGTAGAATATGCAAAATCAGAACTTGCACGTATTACAAAAGACAGAGACGGGTTGCAGGATGCAATCAATAAAAACATACTCGATATTGTTGAGCTTTTTGCAAGTCAAGGACACAGTGGGATTTCCGCTGGATATGCAATGTCTATTCTTGAACGTCTTTTCCAGTTCAAGCCACTCACCCCGCTGACGGGCGAAGATGATGAATGGACAGAAGTGTCGGACAAAATGGGACAAAGATGCTTCCAAAATAAACGATGCTCAAGCGTGTTCAAGACCACTGATGCACAAGGTAACACGATTGAAGTACATGACATTGACGCAATCGCTTATTCCGACAACGGTGGTCTTACGTGGTTTACAAGTAGTCGCTTTCGCAAAAACGTGACGTTCCCCTATGAGCCACCTACGCACCCGGAAAAAATCTATATCGAATATACGGAAGATGTTCCGCTTGGCTGGTCTGGCGACAAGTATGAGATTATCACTGACGACAAGGAACGTATCGAAGCGTTGAGAGTTAAGATGCAGAAGAAATTTGATTAAAAGGAGCACTAATGCAAACCGACAGAGGAATCTACCATAAGCGAGTATGTGACCGCTGCGGAGCGGTTCTGGGCGGCAGGATGATGAGCCCTGACGAATACTTCAAGGGCTGGGCATGGCGCAGGGACACCGGCGACCTGTGCCCGGAGTGCTATGAGGAGTATAAGCGAGTGATCGGGCGGTTCAATGCCAACAGAAGGAGGAAAAAATGAGAATTAACGGCATGATGTTTGTTTGCAACAGATGCGGAAAACAAACGTTCGCAGAACGGTATAACGATGGCGAGTTCGATTGGAAAGCGTTACAAGGTTGGGAAACTGGTTTGGGAAGCTTTTTTAGCGTTGGAGAACTGTGTCCTGAATGCCGTGAAGAATACGGAAAGCTGATGCAAAAATTCATGGGAGATAAAAAATGAGTTTTTATTGCACCACCGAACATTGCTCTTGCATGGGCATCGAGCAGTTCTCTGCTGGCAAGGCTATCCGCTATACGGCAGAATCCTGTAAGAACAAATCCGAGCCGTCCTGTGGCTCTTGCAAATGGTACGCAGAGCCGGAGGGCGTGTGTGTGAACGATCAGTCAGAACACGTTGCAGACTTCGTGTGGGATGAACGTGGATGCAAGGAATGGGAGAAAAAAGATGAAACGTTAGCAGACCTATAAAGGGCTTATTGGCAAGGGTTGGTACGACCAAAGCGAGTTTAGCCATTATTTTGCAGCGTGGGCAAACCACCGCAATAACTGGGCTATCCGAAAGGCTGATAACCGCAAGCTGGCAAAGGCGAGACTAAAGCAGATTGAACGCCAGCAAATCAGAAAGGAACTGGAAGAGTATGACAACGGGAGATAAAATCAGGAAGCGTAGGCTTGAACTGGAAAATAGGAGTGATGGGATGAGGCTCGGCAACGGTGTCATGCTGGATAGTAAAGGAAAGATTCTATGTCGTACCGTGGACAAGTCCTGCTCCACCTGTAAATGGCACGACGGATTCTCTTGGGTCTGTTACAACGGTCTGTCGGAGCGCAGAGCTGATTTTACAGACCCGGAAGATGTGTGCAAAGAATGGGGGAAAAGAGAAAATGAGCTATGATATTTCACTGTGCGACCCAGTAACGCACGAACCGCTCAAAGCGGATAGTACGCATTTTATCGCTGGTGGTATGCGCGCTATGGGCGGAACGAAAGAACTGTGGCTCAACGTCACCTATAATTATAGCCACTTCTATTATCGACCGGAAGTGTTTGGGGATGGCGGCATCCGCTCCATCTACGGCAAAACAGGCGCAGAGAGCATCCTGATGCTTGAAAAGGCCATCTCCACACTCAAAAGTAAAGAGAAGTTGGAACTCTACGATGCAATCTGTGCATACGTTTTTGAAGAAAAAGACGCAACTTTGAACTCAAAAAAAGCAGAATCTTGTTTCATTTTGATTAAGCATCTGCTCGATGAAGAGTGGAAAAGAAGCGATATTGCGTCAAAAGAATGGTCTACACGAAAGTCAGCTCATCCTCATATCATAAATGAGATGAAAGTCAGCTCATCTATGAGTTCAAAGTCAGATGACAATGAACCCATTGTATTAACTGACAGTCAGATGAATGTCAAGACACTGCCGGAGAGTGCAGTCAAAAAGAAACCTGACATCTTCTCCGACTTTGCTCATGGCGATAAAGCCTTGCTGGAATCCCTGCGAGAGTTCGCACAGATGCGAACAAGAATCAAAAAGCCTATGACAGACCGGGCAAAACAGATGCTCTGCAACAAGCTGGAAAAGTTTGATCGGCATGATTGGAAAGCTATCCTTGACCAGAGCATCTATGCTGGATGGCAGGACATTTACGCATTGAAACAGGATGACCAGTACGAGCAAAGTACGGAGATGGAGTTTCCTAGACTATGACAATGGACGTTCAAACGGTGTTTATCGGTGCGCTGATGCTCTGCAAGCCGGGCGTTGTGGATGAAATCATACCAGACCTTGAACTTGACTTGTTCAGACCTGAGCTGAGAGACGCTTTTGCGGCTGTTAAGGGCTATTGGACGGCTAGGGGTAAGATAGATATAGTTGAGATAAACACGCAGCATCCAGACGTAGCGCAGACGCTCTTGGCGTGTGTACAAACCTGTGAATCAGAGTGTGTACGAATTGACAGGGAGCAGATGCAGCGTTGGGCACAGCTTATCAGAGAACAAGCTGCACTCACTCGTGTGCAAGGTCTGGCATTTCAGATGACCAGCGAGCTTACCGACTATTCTGATCTATCAGACATTTACCAGCAGATGGGCGAAGCAATGAGCCTGAAAGCTGAGGAAGAAGATGCGTGGACATACGAGGATGTGCTGAACGACTATGTGCTTCACATGGACGAGAAGCCTGTGTACATCAAGACAGGCCTAGAGCGTCTGGATGAAGCGCTGCACATCTCACCGGGTGATTTTATTATCATCGGCGGCAGACCGTCTGCGGGCAAAACAGCCCTGTCCTTGCAAATAGCAGCAAGCATGGCAAAGCAAAACTACACCGTGTACTATTTCAGCTTAGAAACCAGCAAACGCAAGTTGGGCGCACGTCTGATGGCTAATCAAATATACTGCCCTCTGGAAACGGTGAAAAATAAGGCTGTCAGCTTGAATGAGATTGACGGACAGGCAAAAAACATGAAGATGCCTCTATATATCCGCTCCGCTGCCGGAAAGAACGTGGCGTGGATGAAAGCTCAGGCTCTCCGTAAAAAGGCTCAAGTCATTTTCGTAGACTATCTTCAACTCATCCACGAAACAGGTGCAAAGGACAGATATGCCGCCATTACAGCTATATCCATTGCCCTGCACGAACTGGCACAGACCACAGGCATTGTCGTGGTGGCACTGGCACAGCTTAATCGAAACCCATCCAAGCCCGGAGCAACGCCTACCAACTCCGATTTGCGAGAGAGCGGACAGATTGAACAGGACGCTGATGCAATCATCCTTCTGTCCGGCGATAACCCCGACAAGTACCTGTTCCGGCTGAGCAAGAACAAGGAAGGTGGGATAGGCGACCTTCCCATTACGTTTAACAAGCAGATTCAACGGTTTGAAGAATATTCGTGGATGAATTGAAAGGAGAAACACATGGATACATTGGAGAAGTTCATAGACAACGTACAAGCAGGAAAGGGAAAATACGGTCTGTGTGATGCTTGCCTGAACCGTCAAGGAGACTACTGCTTGTTTTACAATTTGTATCGGCGAAACGAAAACGGAAAGCATACTGTAACGGCTCAAAAACTCGAAAGGGTAGAACGATGCAACTCTTTTAACTATGTCGGATGGCTGATATAAGCTTATAATCGCTTCTGCGCTCATATCGTCATAGTACAATATTGCCGATGAGAAAATTGAATTATGTGATGAACGAAGGAGAGGACAATATGGAAATGAATCTCGAATGGAAGTCGGTTGAAAATGATGGGAATCCGAAAAAACATGGAAGATATTTGGTGATATGTACCGGAATTGTAATGAATTATAATTCGTTGAAATACAGCGTGATTGAAAGTATTTACGGTTTTGCGGATTTTTGCCCTTGTGAAAGTAGCGATGGAAGGCGTGGATGGTTTATGGATAATCACAACATGGAGGAAGAAGAGTATTATGGCTTCCACATTTACTATGCGATGTACGAAGTGGAGTATTGGGCAAAAATTGATGATTTTCCAAGTACAACTACGTTACAAGCATACAATCTTCACGAAAAATGGGTTCGCGAAATAAACGAAAGAGTTGAAAGAGCAAGGAAAGAGCAAATAAAAAAAGAAGAAGCAGAAAGACTGGAGCATTCTTGTGATGACTGGCTCATACCGATGCTCAAAAAACAAGCAGAAGAATCTCGTGATGGAGTCAAAAAATGAACTATGGCTATGTAAGAGTGAGCAGTGCCGACCAGAACGAAGCAAGGCAGTTCATTGCACTGCAAGAAACAGGGGAAGAGTTCAGAGATGTATTTGTTGATAAGTCCTCTGGAAAGAATTTTAATCGCATCAAATACAACCTCATGCTGCACACTGTCCAAAAGGGCGATGTGATTTTTGTCAAAAGCATAGACCGTCTTGGACGCAATTATGAGGAAATCCAAGAGCAGTGGCGTAGAATCACCAAAGAAAAACAGGTTGACATCGTTGTTTTGGATATGCCTTTGCTCGATACTAGAGCCGAAAAAAACTTGATGGGAAAGTTCATTGCAGACATTGTGCTTCAACTTCTGGCGTTTTGTGCAGAGAACGAGCGTGTCAATATCAAGCAGCGTCAAAAGGAGGGAATCGCCGCAGCAAAAGCAAGAGGAGTTCAGTTTGGAAGAGCAAGAAAACCGCTAACCCCGGAATACTATGAAGCCGTCAGAAGATACAGCATGGACAAGCTGAATCTGGATGAGGCTGCAAAAATCGCAGGTATGCCCACGTCAACATTTCGCCACAAGAGATGCAACGGTCTACCGGTTCAGATAAAGCGATGGGTTCCAAGCGGCATGATTTAAGGAACTATCACAGGGCTGTCAGCAATGGCAGCCTTTTGCATATACGTGCACAGAAACCCTACAAACGCTTTTAGCGTCAGATGACAAACTCATCGACCGAATACAGAAAACGGCTCTGACACGGCTCTACGGGGCTGTGGGCGCATTGTAGAGGTCTACGACTATTGCAGGAGGAGAAAATGGAATACATGACAGCCGATACAAAGGTCAATGGGTACATGGTTTACCCTCGATTCCTCTCGACTATTGGCGTTAGCCCAACAGAGAAAATTGTTTACATTTACCTGTTCAATCGTGCAAGGTCGTCACAGAGGGCAAGCAGAAGCGGAAAGTTTTCTGACAAACTAGGGCGAGTATACATCGTGTATCCCGTCAAAGACCTTGCTGCCGATACTGGATTCACAGAACGATGGGTCAAGAAGTCTCTGAAAGAGCTGGAAGAAGCCGGGTTGATCGAGCGCAAGCGTGAAGGGAAGAACAAGCCCGATAAGATATACGTCAAAGTGCCGGAAGAATCTTCAAAGAGCGAAAAGGGAGGTGAACAATCATTCACCTCTGAGGGGAACGATACTTCACCTGTGAGGGGAACAATCGTTCACCTCCTTAATATAGAAGAAAAGAAAAGAAAAAAAGTTATTAAGAAAGCGGGCGACCCGCCCGATGGGAACGCCAGCACGCCGGACTTCGAGGATGTGAGCGAGTATTTTTTGGATGCTGGATGTGAAAACAGGCTTGCCAGCAGGTTTATGAACTACTATAAGGGAACAGGCTGGATGACCAAGACCGGAAAGCCTATAACAAACTGGAAGGCCTTTGCTGATATGTGGATTGACAGAGAGCAAGAGAAGCAACAGTACTGTGAACCAGAGTTCAATCGCCTGTAAAGGTTCTTTCCCCCTACAACCCTCTATCTCCAAAAGCTATACCGTTAGCCAGCAGAGCAGACTATAGGCAAGAACTGGCGTGAGATTCGGACTGGTGGATGGTCTGCGACTATTCCAGATATGGAGAATTGACTTCATTTTGTAGTCGGTTGGATATGTATAAATGTTGCATTAACTATTCCCAGCAGAATGCTATGAATTAATTAAGATACCATAGTGCATTTCTGGGAATTAAATCGAGAAGGAACAGACCAAATCGGATGGTACGACTATTTTAGCAGAATAATAGTTAAAAAGATTGAGTAATTGTCTTCGGCTATTATAATAAGTACGATTGTTAAAGATTTTGAGGTAATGTGATTGAGATTAAAATTGACAGGTATCTTGACATATATTGATTTTTGAGAGATCTGATGACTTATCGACTATCGTACCTCTCTTTCTCTAAAAGACGAACGACTATTTCACACAAAAAAACACACGACTATTTGACGAAGATTCGTAAGAAAACATAACGACTATTGCGCTACGACTATTCCAAAAGTTGTTACGACTATTCCAGCCGGAACGCTGCGACTATTGCTGACCTCTATTGGCTATCGGGCGAAAGCCCGAAAAGAGATACGGCAGTAGCCGTCAATGGTTCCGCGCCGCCCGCCGCGCCACTGCTACTAGACTGCCCCGCCGGGTGGAGGGTGCCAGAGTGACCCGGCGCGCCCTGGCTGCTGACCGGTGCCAGATCGCAAGCCGCCGGGCTGGCATGGTTTGCGATTCGCTACGCTTATATATACCTTATTATAATAGGCGGTTGTGCTGGCCTGTACAGCGTCCGGCGTGGTGTCTGGTATCTGGTATGCGCTGGAGGTGCTGCGGCGTTGTGATACGATCCAGCGTGGCACAGACGGTATTATAGCCGCTTGCGTCGGTCTTGTATCGTATGTGGTGGGATTGGTCAAATTGCAGGAAACACCCCTGTAAAGCCCTGTGCGCTGTTTTGCGGCGTTGACGGTATAAATTGCGTTAACACAGCAAAACGCGCTGTAAACGCCTGTATTTGGCTGTATTGTAGCAGGGAAAAATAAAAGCCCTGCATTTTTAGCAGATGCAAGGCAAAAGAAAAGCCCGGTCATTTCTGACCGGGTGAAATGCTTCTTATTTGCTGGCTTTAAAGAGTGCGCTAAAGAACCAAAAGAAAAACAAAACGCAAGAAAATATCACTTGTCGCACCCCCTTATACCACGCTAAAACGCTTGTAGGTGGTGCGCTTGCTACACTCAGCATAAATATCTGGGTGCGCTGCCTGTAAAAGCTTGCTATCAAGTCGGACGCTTTGCACGTCCTTATAAATGGCCTTTGCAGTGCCCTGCACCATCTCCGGTGCGCCGTGCATCATGTCAATGATTTCAGCCTTTACAGCGTCATTCATTGCTTCAAGCTCTTCAATTAACCGCTTATTTTCGCGGTATGCGTTCACCTTTTCTTCGAAAGTCGTCATTTTTATACCTCCATAAAAAGATGCAAGCCAGAATTTGCTTTTTTGTGCCGCTCAAAATCGGCCTGCGTACCGTGTCCAAAATTAAAAGCGCCTGCAATGCGTTCCGCGTCCCATACACTATAAGCACCGGCACGGATAGCGGCTTTTACGTTGCCGCGATACTCTGCAGCAAGTTCCGGCTTGTAAATATCGATTGTCATTTTTTCGCCCTCCTCAGCTGTTTAAAAAAGCAATCATAACGAGTGCGCCGGAAATCATGCCGCCCACGTACCAGAGGGCGGCCCACTGGGCAAAATCAAGAGTAATCATTTTACTGCACCCCCTTGCAATACAGGCCGTTGGTGCGGCAGATGGTGCGGATACGGTTGCAAGCTTGGTACAGTGCGCGGGCTTGCACGTCAAGCCACGTTTCCCGGCTGTTTGGTTCATACGCTCCGCCGTGCTTGCGCTTGAGTTCAGACGGTGTGCATACGCGCTCAGCAATCTGGCCATCATAGCAGAGGGAACAGCCGCCGTTGCTGTACTGCTCCCAGCAGCTTGCACCGTTAAGTGCCCACTGTTCAAGCTCTGCGCCGTCAAGGGGTAAGCGCTCCATATTGTCCGCACCCTCCTGCACATCGTCCAGCAGGTCGAGAGCGTACAACGTGACGGCCTTATCCCACGCGCTGCGATCGTGGCGGGCGTTGAGTTCGGCGCGGATGGTATCAGCGAGTGCGGTATAATCAATGGTCTGTTTCATGGTTTTTGTCCTCCTGTTTTGTGGTGGTATTTGGTAGGCGTTACGCTTTCTTGCGTCTGATTATATTATACGCTTTCTTGCGTAAATGTCAATAGGTATTTACGCTTTTTTGCGTATTTATTTTTTAAGTTTTGGCTTGTCCGCTTTTGCACAGTTTCGGACACGCTCCCCGCCTCTAGCGCCCGCCGCCGGTACGATCTGCCCGACTTGGACGGTCTGGTATCGGGTGCGCTGGGGCTGGGGTCTCCACCGGCGGGGCATGTGGTCGCCGTCCTGCCCTGCCCGGTCAGTCTTTCAACCACCGAAAAAATAAAAAAGACCCACCCCACCTTTACAAAACGACACCTATCTGATTGTGCAAGTCTCCAAAAATTCCAAAAAATACAAAAAGACCCCTTTCGGAACCTAGATTGTGCTATAATCACTTTGTGGTGTCACAAAGGAGGAATATGAAATGAACCAAAAGAATGACAAAAATAAAGAAAGACGCGAAAAGAACGAAAAGATCGCCGCTTCAATATGGGGCATAATTATCGGCGCCGCTCTTTTGGTTTTTGGCGTGTATCTTATGGCACATGGTATTTCAAACGTTATATAAAATTCTGGCCAAAGAAAGGAAGAACCAAAAAATGAGAAAGAGAATCATTGCGGTAGCTCTGGCAGCGGCTATGATGCTTGCTATGCCTATTAGCGCAATGGCAACGACAGAACCTGATGAATGGTCTGCTCCCGTTGAGCTGGAAGAAAGTAACGCAACGCAAGTTCAGCCAATAAACATTAAGGAATCCCATAGTCACCTTGAAACCAAATACGAGTACGGTAAAACGAGATACTATGTGTTCTACGCTGTATTGGTTGAAAATCCTAACACCGATTGGGCGGTCGATTTTGTTTCATTGAATGTCACAATATACGGCGAAGACGGGTCCGTCTTAAAGACCGGTTCTGAAACGCTGGACTGGGTTGGCGAGGGTGACTCTTATTGGTTCGGGGATTATATCGCTTTTGATTCTGACGGCGTTAAGCCAGCAAGAATTGAATACACGACAAGCGCAGAGAACTGGAACGTTCACGAAGCAAGCCCTGCCAATCAGATTGTCCGTGCTGGCGAGCTTGCTGTTACAAACGTTTCTAAACGTGGCTCCGGCTATGATTTACGATTTACTGGACAGGTTACGAACAACAGCCAGTTCACAAGCAATGCGGTCAAGGTCATTGTCCTTTACAAGATGAAAGACACCGAAGGTAATGAAGTTCCTGTCGGCGGTGAGTATACTTACATCATGGATAGCCTTGCTCCGGGCCAAACAGCATCGTTTGAGCTTCATCCATTGAGTGGATTTACTGGTTATAGCTCTTATGAAGTGGTTGCCATTCAAGATTAACGCATAATACAAAAGCCAGTGGTTAGAGAACATCTAGCCGCTGGCTTTTCTTATTAGACGTTATACGCTTCTGCGGATGCTTGCATAGGCCGACATTTTTTGATATAATAGACCACGAAAGAAAGGCTGCTTGCAGCACCTTCTTTTGTAACGGATAAGCTATCAGCTAAACTTTGGTAGGTGGGTGCTGATAGCTTATTTTTTTATTTTTTTTCTTGACAATTTACGCTAGAAAGCGTATACTGGCATTAAAGAAAGAGAGGAACGAAAAATGGCTGCAACGAATAACAAGGTGAACTCAAGCGAAATCCTTCGTGATATAATGAAGAATCAGCATAAAACATACGAATATCTCCGGGAAAAGCTTGACTACAAAACCATTTCCAGCGCATCTTCTCGTGTCCTCGCTGATGATATGAAATTATCTACAATGGTTCAAATTCTTGAGGTTTTCGGGTACAGACTGGTCGTAGAACCTGCGAATGGGAAACTCACTCGTGCTGGCTGCTATGAAGTAGTAGAGGAAAAGGACGGTGAACCTGAATGATTTACGGTTACGCTCGTGTCAGTTCCGCTGGTCAGGCGATTGACGGCAACAGCCTTGAAGCCCAGTCGGAACTTCTGAAAGCCAACGGCGCACAGAAAATCTTTTCTGATGTTTACACCGGCACGAAGCTGCATCGACCTGAATTGGACAAGCTGATGACTGAAATCCAGCCGGGAGATACGCTGATCGTGGCGAAACTTGACCGTATTGCTCGTTCCGCTAAGAATGGTCTTGAACTGATAGATCAGTTCATTGATAAGGGTGTTTCGGTGAATATCCTGAACATGGGGGTTATGAATAATTCCCCCACCGGCAAGGTTATTCGTACGGTGATGCTTGCCTTTGCCGAGTTTGAACGTGACATGATTGTTGAGCGCACCAGAGAGGGCAAGAAGATTGCCAGCCAGCGCCCCGATTACAGGGAAGGCCGCAAGCCCACCGAGTATGACCGTAACCTCTTTGACGTTCTCCACGAGCAGGTGGAGAAGCGCATTCTCACGGTCACGGACGCTGCCAAACAGCTTGGCGTGACCCGCCAGACATGGTATCGGATTGCTGAACAGAGAAAGGCTGGATAATATGCATGGAGAAGAACTGATTGTTAAGAATGGTAGCATCACGCTGCGGTCTATGCTTGATTTTGGCGGATTCCTTGAAATCAAGCAGTTCTTGGAAGTCTGTCGCTATGAAAACTGCACCGTGACCTTTGTAAACGAGGAACTTGTCATTTTCCCGAATGAATACGATGCTGCTAAAGATGCTCTCGTTTTTATTTACGGCACATTGGCAGAAAGACACAGTATTATTGAAAAGTATCTTCGTTACAAGTTGATGCTTGGGGATGAAGAGCCAAAGCCTACTTTATATAACCAGTGAAAGGAGTAGCTCATGGACAACAAAGCTGTGGAAGTTCCAGAGTGGTGGAGTGAAGAAGATATTCGTGTTTTGACTCAAATGATGAACGGAGGAAGCCTTTTGGACATTATTCAATGTGCAGAAGAATGCCGAAAGTCTACATGGGAGAACAGAGATTTTTGCGTATATAAATTAGTTCGTGCTGCCATCAAAGCAGCGGAAGGAGTTTGAAAATCGAGTCAATAAAGAAAATTTCTAAAACAGCATTATAAAACCGAATTGGAAAGGAGAACTCATTGAAAACGATTGACGGAAAATATGCATCCGCAAAGGTGTTCACAGACAATATCGAAGACAAGGCATCTGAGCAAATTCTGACGCTCTGTAATCAGAGCTTTGTTGACGGATGCAAAATTCGCATTATGCCAGACGTTCATGCTGGTTCCGGGTGCGTAATTGGGTTTACGGCAAACTTGGGCAAGAAAGTCATTCCAAATATTGTCGGCGTAGACATTGGCTGCGGAATGCTTGTCGCTGAACTTGGAATTGAACACATCGACCCGAAAAAGTTAGATAAAGTAATCAGAGAACGAGTTCCGGCTGGAATGAATGTTCACGAATCGCAGAAAATGTCGGATTCTTTCCTTAGCCAACTTGACTGCAAAGACAGCTTGCACAATGTTGACTGGATTCTTCGCAGCATTGGTACTTTGGGCGGCGGTAATCATTTTATCGAGCTGGACGAAGATGAAGAGAAAAACCAGTACCTTGTTATCCATACTGGAAGCCGAAATCTTGGAAAACAAATCGCAGAGTATCATCAAAACGTAGCTATCTCAAATATTAAAGGAAAGAACAAAAGAAAAGACGCTACGGAACGCGTGATTGCAGAACTGAAAGCGCAGGGTCGTGAACAGGAAATCTCGCAAAAAATCAAAGAGCTAGCTATTCGGTTCCCTGATATTCCAAATGAGCTTTGCTATCTCGAAGGTGAAGAACGCGATTCTTACCTTAATGATATGCGGATTTGTCAGGCTTTTGCGAGGATGAACAGAGCAAGAATTATGCACACCATTTTAGATGGTGTTGGAATCAATTCTATGCTGACCCATGCGTCCTTCTTTGAAACTGTTCATAACTATATTGATGAATCGGATGATATTATCCGAAAAGGCTCTGTATCCGCTAGAGAGGGTGAGAAGCTGATTATTCCTCTTAATATGAGAGACGGAAGTCTTATCTGCGTTGGTAAGGGCAATCCTGATTGGAATTTCTCTGCTCCGCATGGTGCTGGCAGACTATATAGCAGAACAGCGGCTAAAAAAGCATTCAGCGTTGAGGAATACCAAAAGCAGATGAACGGAATTTATACTACGTCAGCCGATGAATCCACGTTGGATGAATGCCCGATGGCATATAAGCCAGCGCAGGAAATTATCAACGCAATCTCTCCAACCGTTGATATTGTAAAGCATATTAAGCCGATTTACAATTTCAAAGCTGGAGAATAAAACCAAATATTTGATTTTTGTGCAGTTGTAGGCACTCTTTACATTTTCAGGTAGGGGGTGCCTATTTTTTTATGCAGCCAAAACAGTGTATCGCTATCATTGACAGCATCAAAGCGTATGCAAAACAGAATCCGACCGAAGCACAGGTCTATGAGGATTGGTTTCAGGCGGTGGTGAACCTGAGAGACGCCCAGCCACAGGACAAGCGGTTCGATGCCTACAAATACTCTGGTGAGTTGCGCTCTGTCTGTGCAGCCATGATGGGCAAGATGAAAACAGGCGAGGACGTGGCGAAGCTCTATGACATTATCGGTCGGACGTACCTGTTTGAAGCAAAGGATGTGTTCGATAGCTATTGCATCTATCTTGAATGGAATCGTGCGCCGGAGAAGAAGTTCTACCAGCCTAGACGCAGGGTTTTGAAAGTGCTGGCAGATGACCTAGAGGACTTGTTTTATAAGCGGATTGACTTCTTGGGAGTTAGTCTACCTGCTCGCGTTGGAAAATCGACTCTATGTATTTTTTTCATCACATGGCTGATGGGCAACCGCCCTGACGTTGCATCGGTTATGAGCGGACACTCCGACAAGCTGACCAATGGCTTCTACGGCGAAGTGCTGTCCATCATCACTGACCCTGTGACCTACAACTGGGGCAAAATCTTCCCTGACGTTCAGCTTGTGGATAAGAGTGCAAAAGACGAAAGCGTTGACCTGAACCGAAAGAAGCGCTTCCCCACTCTGACCTGCCGCTCTATTGGCGGCACGTTGACTGGTGCTGTTGAAATCGGTGAGGGCGGCGTTCTGTACAGTGATGACTTGATTGAGGACTTAGAGGAAAGCCTGAACGTTGAGCGTCTGAACAACAAGTACGATGCCTACCTGAACCAGCTGAAAGACCGTAAAAAGCAGGGTGCATTAGAACTGATGGTCGGCACACGCTGGAACGTGCTTGATCCTCTGGGGCGCATCCAGAACCAGTATGCAGACAACCCGAAGTACAGATTCCGGGTGATTCCTGCGGTGGATGAGAACGGACACAGCAACTTCAATTATGACTATGGCGTCGGCTTTGACGATGCCTACTATGCTGATATGAAAGCCAGCATTGACGATGCAACATGGTGGGCAAAGTATATGGGCAAGCCCTATGTGCGTGAAGGTCTGCTGTTCCCTGCCGATGAACTGCGGTATTTCAACGGCGTTCTGCCTGACGGTGAGCCTGATCGCAAGCTTATGGTCATGGATATTGCATGGGGCGGCGGTGACTTTACCGCCTGCCCTATCGCTTATGTGTACGGAGATGCTGTGTTCATCCCTGACCTTGTGTTCAACAATGGCGATAAGACCGTGACCAGACCGGAAGTCGTGGGCAAAATCATCCAGCGCAAAATCAACGTAGTGCGTGGCGAAGCCAACAACGGTGGTGACGAATATTGTGACGTGGTAGACAGTCAGCTTCGGCAGCAGGGGTATCACTGCTCTGTCCGTAGCCAGCGTGCGCCAAGCGGACAAAGCAAACTGTCAAGAATCATCCAGTATGCTCCAGATATCAAACGGTTCTATTTCCTTGACGAAAAACACCAGTCAAAAGAGTACAAAGCGTTCATGGAACAGGTGACGATGTTCACGCAGCTTGGCAAAGTTCCGCACGATGATGCACCGGATAGTCTGGCACAGCTTGCCGATGAATTGTACAACGGAATCAGTAAAATTGAGCCTGTCAAGAGGCCTTTTTGATTAAAAACACAATATATTGTGTTCGCTGGGTCTATTTATTTGATTTCACCACTTGACAAGGCTTATAATGTACGCAGGAAGTTTTGCAGCTTCCCTTAAAGGAATAGCTTGCACGCGGGGTTTTGTCATTTTACTCGTGTGCGTGTCAACAAGCATATTCCTCCTTTCACCGGTGGAGGTTTTCTCACTTTTTCGCCTTCACCGGGCTTTATATGTTGCGTTTCCAATTGTAAGGGGAATGCCAGCCTGTCTCCCCCACGGATGGCAAGCAACGGTTCGATTCCGTTACGCAGCACAACCAACTACCTAGCTTTGCGTGGACTTATTCTCCAAAACCTCCACCGCTATTCCCGGCTCTCAATGTGATGTTTAGGCATGACATTGCAAAGAGCAGCGGTTAACCAATCAAGCCGGGTTTCTATGTTGCATTAGCTCAGTACGGCTAGAGCATCCGGCTCATAACCGGACATACATTGGTTCAAATCCATTATGCAGCACCAAAATTGCAGCCGACCCGTTTTACGTCTGTCCGACAACTGAATGTAAAGGCTGCAATGGCTTTCTCTGGGCGGAGAATAGCACGGCTGGAAGTGCGAACAGTTTCCCAGTAGCTTCTGACAGGTCTGTGCTCAACAGCCTGTTTCCAGAAATCCAACGAAAGGAGCACAGATGGTAGCAAAAGTCAGATGCAAGCGTCCTCGAAAAGACGCAAACGGCAATCCTTGCGATTGTGGGCGTTATCTTGGCGAAGTAGAAGGTAAGTTCTCCCTTCTGTGCCCTCTTTGCCATTGGATTACAATTGGAGATTCAAACCTTCCAAAAGATACATGGGTCTCCGTACCAAAGTTTAAAAACTGAATAGCTTTTGAAGCGCAGTTGTAAGCGCAGTGAGATAGACCTTAACAGGTTTGTCTTGCTGCGCTTTTTATTTTTCCGGAAAGGAGGAAAACATGGCTGAGTATCAGATAGTTGTTGACGGCTTTTTAAATAATCCACTGACCGGGCGCAGACCGATTGAAACGCCGGAGACAGAAATCAATCGAGCAAACGTGCTGAAAGTGGTCATGGGCAAAGCAGAGCCTATTCACATGCTAAACAAGAACGAAATTCGCTTTCTGCACAACTACTACTTGGGCAGTCAGCCTGTCCTCCATCGCACGAAAGAATACCACGCTGAAATCACCAACCGCATTGTAGAGAACCATGCCAACGAGTGCGTGGGCTTCTACACAGGGTACATGAGCGGCACTCCCTGCTCTTATGTGCGGTCTGAAACGGCAACTGGTGACGGTGAGGAAATTGCCCGCCTGTCCAATGCCTTGCAGTATGAGGGCAAGGATGCGCTTGATCGGCGGCTCTGGCAGTGGATGTTGGAGTGCGGACAGGGATATCGCATTGTTCTCCCTGACAAGGGGTACAACGGCAACTACCCGGACGAAACGCCCCTGCTGGTGGATGTTCCTGACCCGGATATGGCGTATGTGATTTACAACTCCGGCATTGGTCACAAGCCCATCGCCAACGTGCTACACATCCCGCGCAATTATCAGAATGACCTGAACGACTTGATTTGCGTGTATACGCCAAACCAGTACTTTGAAATCGACAACGGCAAAATTACAAAGTCGGAGAACCATTCTCTTGGAATGCTGCCGATGGTCGAATACAAGCTGAACCCGGAGCGTATGGGTCTGTTTGAACCGGCTATCCCTGTGCTGGATGCCATCAATGACCTTGAAAGCAACCGTTTGGACGGTGTGGCACAGTTCATCCAGTCCATCATGGTGTTTACCAACTGTCTTGTGGATGATAACGCGCTGAAACAGGTCAAAGAACTTGGGGCGATGTGCTTAAAATCTACAACCAGCTTGCCCGCCTCCGTTTCGCAGATTGCAAATGAGCTTGACCAGCAGCAGAGCCAGACCCTGCTTGATTCCATGTTGAACGTGTACCGCAGCCTGACTGCCATGCCAAGTGCCACTGGCAGCGAGAACGCAACGTCCGACAACGTGGGCGCGGTCATCGTCCGTAATGGCTGGAATCACACCGAAGCAAGGGCGCAGCAGTACGAGAATATGTTCAAGTACGCTGAACGCCAAAGCCTGTCTGTGATGCTGAAAATCCTGCGTGATACAGCTAGTTCTAAGCTGATGGCAAGTGACATCAACATCAAACTGCCGCGCCGCCAGTACGATAACCAGCAGAGCAAAGTTCAGATTTTCGTACAGATGATTCAGCAGCCGATTGACCCGCAGTTGGCGTTCACCACGCCCGGTCTGTTCCCTGACCCGCAGGCTGCTTATGAGATGAGCAAGCCGTTTTTGATTGCCGCTGGCAAGCTGAGCGAGGACGGGAAAGCACCGCAGCCGCAGGAACAACAGCCCGAACAAGTTGTTGATGTCAACAAAACATCAAAAGGACAAGCTGACAGCATAAATGGAGGGGAAAACAATGGTTAGTAATTGTTATTACACCGCAGAAGATATCGAGCTTGCTAAACGCCTTATTTCCGAAATGCGTGAAAACTGCTGCAAAAAGCCTACCGACAAATACGACGACCCGAAACGTGAGCAGAAACACCATGCGTTGAATATTGCAATGGACGCTCTCAATCAGTTTGAACCTTATAGCAAGTAATCAATCCGCACAAGCGGGCTGATATATTCCGGCAGGGAAGCCGGGATACAAATTTCGCAGCGTTGCAGGGAAGCAACGGTAAAAAAACGCAGGAGGAAATTAACGATATGAAACTCAATGTGTTGCTTGGTGATGCCTACAAAGAGGGCATGACCGCCGATGAAATCATTTCAGCGCTTGAAAAGGTTGCAGACCCTAACGCAGAGATCGAGAAGCTGCGCAACGCCGTGACGAAAGCCAATGGCGAAGCTGCTGAGTACAAGAAGCAGCTCAAGGCAAAGCGTACCGATGACGAGAATGCCGCACAAGAACAGGCTGACAGGCTGGCAGAAATGCAGAAGCAGATTGAAGCCCTGACTGCCGACAAGGAGAACCTCGTCAAGGAAAAGACCCTTGCATCTTACCGTGAGAAGTTCGTTGCACAGGGCTATGACGCTGAACTTGCCAATAAGGCTGCGTCTGCACTGGCTGACGGTGACATGGACAAGGTGTTTAAGTTCCAGTCGGAATTTATGACCGCCCACGACACCGCTTACAAGGCTTCCCTGCTGAAGGATATGCCCACACCTCCGGGTGCGGATGGCAAGGGCGGCTCTGACAGCGAAGGCGTGGCGTTTGCTAAGAGCCTTGCACAGCAAAACGCAAATACTTCTAAGGCATCGAGTGACGCAATGAGTGCTTTCCATTAACAAGGAGGAAAACATGAAGTTTACCCGAAACACGGTCAACGGAATCAACGATACCATCCTTGCTTCCAATGACTACACCGCCATCCCCTTTACCGTGACCGAAGCTGCTGCGGTTAAGGCTGGCTATCCCATGACGCTGGCTGGCAAGAAGGCAACTTCTGCCACCGCAGACGGCATTCTGTTGTATGACGTTGACCCGGCAGAGAACCCCAATGCTTCCCTGCTGATTCGTGGCGTTATCGACACCAAAAAGGCTACCGCAAGCTCTGGCTTCACCTATGATTCTGATACGATTACTGCGCTCAAGACTGCCATTCCTGGCATCTTCTGCCGTGACAACATCAGCGTGAACGCTTAATAGGAGGTAAAACAACATGGCACTGAATCTTAAGGAAGTCTTTGCCCCGGCTGCGATTGCCGCCTATTGGACGAATGAACCCACCAATGCGATGCCTTTCGCATCTGACGCACTGTTTCCTGCAAAGAAGAAGGCTGGTCTCGACCTGAAGTGGTTGCGTGGTCACAAGGGCGTTGGCGTGTCCCTGATGCCCAGCGCATTTGATGCAAAGGCTACGTTCCGCGCCCGTGAGGGATTCAAGTTCGATGAGACCGAGATGCCGTTCTTCCGCGAGGGCTACCATCTGGGCGAGAAAGACCGTCAAGAAATCCTGCGTGTTCTGGGCAGCAACGACCCCTACGCTCGTGACGTGATGAACCGCCTGTACGATGATACTGCACAGCTTATCACCGGCGCACGCATCGTGCCTGAGCGCATGATCTGGCAGCTGCTGGCTCCCACCAATGGCGTTCCCGGCATCACCATCAAGGCAAACGGCGTGAACTACACCTACAACTACGACCCGGACGGCACTTGGAAGTCCACCAACTACAAGGAAGTCTCTGCCGCAAAGTCCAAGTGGAACGTCGCCACCGCCACCCCTATTGCTGACCTGAACGCTGCAAAGGACGCTGTTCTGGCAAGCGTTGGCGAGGTCGTGACTGAGGTGTACATGAACACCGCCACCTTCCGCAACATGATTGCTGCGGATGAGGTGAAGAATCGGTTTATGACCGTCACCGCAAAGGCAAACGCCGTTCTGCTGGATGCTGAAGCACGGCAGATTATCGAATCTGCAACCGGTCTGAAGATTCATCTGTACGACAAGATGTTCAAGGCAGACCAGTACAGCGCAAGCGAGAAGTATCTGCCTGACGGCATGGTGGTGGTTGCTCCGTCCGGCGCTCTGGGCAGCACTTGGTACGGCACTACCCCTGAGGAAGCCGACCTGCTGTCCGGTCAGTCTGGCGCATCCGTGTCCATCGTAAACACCGGCGTCGCCATCACAACTGAGCTGACCGTTCACCCGGTCAACGCCAACGTTTATGCTTCTGAAATCGTTCTGCCGTCCTTTGAGCGCATGGACGCTGTGTACTGCATCAAGGCTTACTAAGGCGAAAGGAGGAAAGCAGCATGGGAGACCAGTATTCTGAAGCGGCAGTCAAGCTGGGGCAATACATTGCTCCTGCACTTGACCGTGAAGTCATGGACGAGGACTACCCACTCTTCGACCTGCTGCTTGATTTTGCCAAAGACAAGATATTTGCACAGGGCTACCCCTTCGGCAACAGACCGGACGAGCTGCCTTTGCAGTATCAGTCGTTGCAGATACGCATTGCAGCGGAACTGTACAACCACATCGGCGCAAATGGACAGACGAGCTATACCAATAACGGTATCACTCGTGTGTGGGAATCGTCCGATGTGGCGCAGTCCCTGCTTAACGAAGTGGTTCCGAGAGTAGGTGTTATCGGCTGATGTTCAATGGAAGCCCGCTAGACAAGCGCCCGCTGTGGTATTCAAACCCCATCGGCGAAAAAGAACCTGTTGTGGACGAATGGGGAAACGAAACCGGCGAGACATCGCAAACGTGGAGTGACCCTGCAAAGCTAATGCTGAACGTCAGCCCGCCTACTGGTTCTGCGGAAGCAAGCCCTTTTGGAGCGTTCACGGATTACAGCTATGTGGTCAGCTCGTCCAGCAAAAAGCATAACACTCCACTTTATGAGGGAACGCACGTCTGGTTTCAGACGGACATTTCAAAGCCCTTCAACTACACTGTGGTCAAGGTCGCAGAGCATATCACGGACACGTTGTATGCGCTGAAGGAGGTGGCTGCAAGTGAAAATTAAAGTAAGGTTGAGCGATGCCGGACTTCGTGATGCGGAACGTCAGATACAGGAGTACAAGACCACCCTGAACAAAAAGGCGCAAGAGTTTGCAAAGTCGTTGGCTGACAAAGGGTTTGATGTAGCGAAAGTTCGCTTTGCAAATGCAGAATATGCCGGTAGCAACGATGTCTCTTGTCGTGTTGAGCAGAACGGAAACATTTGCACCATCATTGCAGAGGGCAAGTCAGTCGCCTTTATCGAGTTTGGTACCGGCGCACATCACAACGGATATGGCGGGCAACTTCCGCCCGGTGTCGGTGCGCATGGCTCTTACGGTAAAGGACACGGCGCACAACGCCGCTGGTACTACTACGGCGAAGCTGGCAATGATGGAACGCCTGTTAAACAGGTCGATGGCAAGGGCCAGTTGAACTACACCAGTGGTAACGAACCGGCTATGGCTATGTGGGGAGCTGTTGAAGAAATGGCTTCTCAGGTGGAAGCAACGTGGAGGGAGGTCTGGAATAGTTGATCGATTATTTCAATTCCATCTTCACGGCTGTTGCGACCAAACTTCGGAAACAAGTCCCCGGTATCTTTGTCACCGGTGAAATCAATGACAGCAGCGTCAAGAAGTTTCCGTGTGTGCAGATAGAGGAAAACAGCAATCTGCCGGTTCATCGTGATTCTGCCAGCCGAAGCAAGTACGCCGCTGTTTCCCTGCGTGTGCGGGTCTACTCTAACAAAGAAACAGGACGCATTGCAGAAGCCCGATCCATTGTGGACATCGTGGATTCTGTATTGGAACCGCTCAATTTCCATCGAAAATCGTTTGCCCCGTTGAATGGGCTGTACAACAATTCCGTCTATCGGATTGATTGCAGCTATGGGGCAACAATCGGAGAGGACGGAATGATTTACCGAAACTAAGGAGGTAAACATTCTATGAGTACTGCTATCTCCGGTCTGAATACCACCCTGTATTGTGGCAACAGCGCAACCGCTTTGACGAAGCTGTGCGACATCAAGGATGTGCCTGACCTGATCTCCGAGCCGAACCTTCTGGACGCAACCACTCTGTCTGACCCCATGCAGGTCAACATCTTTGGTATCATCCAGAGCGACACCAAGTCCTTCACCGCAAACTATAACAAGGATGACTACAAGAAAGTCAAGGAAGCTGGTTATGACGAAACTTCCGAAAGTAATGCCGTTAAGTATTACGCGCTGAAAATGCAGGACGGCTCCGGCTTTTCTTGGCAGGGTATGCACCAGGTTGGCCTGTCTGGCTTTGGTGTTGACGAAGTCGTGGAAATGACCATCAATTGTATCTTCACCAAGAAGCCTGAGTTCAGCGAAACTCTGACTATCACTGGCGGCTAAACCAAAAAAACAAATCAATCAATCAAACCTGGCAGAACTGAACATCGGATTTGGTTCTGCCCCTATTTATAAAGGAGAGCATTTATTATGGCTGCAAAGGTTATCAATTTTCATTCCCCCGATGGCAAGAACACTTATGAGCTGACCTTTACCCGTGACAGCGTGGAAGCTACCGAACGCGCAGGCTTTCAGATTGGCCAGTACACCCAGATGACCAACCTGCTGTCCAACTCCCGCGCCCTGTTCTACGGCGCGTTTATCGCCCGGAATCGTGGCATCAAGCGTAAAGTCGTGGACGAAATGTTTGCCCACATCGACGAGAAGGAAGAGCTGATGGCTGTGCTGCTTGAGATGTTTATGGACGCTTCTAAGTCTCTGCTGGCAACTGATACTGAGGACAAGACCGCAAAAAACGCAACGTGGGAGATTGTGTAACCGCACAATCTCAGGAACCAGACGGAGAGGGAGAACCGTTTTCCTTCTCCAAGCTGTTCCATGATGTAGAAGCCTATTATATCTCCATCGGCATGACCTACGATCAGTTCTGGCACGGCGATGTCTGGCTGGCCAAGGTATACCGTGACGCAGAGGAGCTGCGAGAACGCAGAGCTAATGCAGAAGCATGGAGAAACGGTTTTTACATGGCATCTGCGCTTTCCTCTACGGTTGGCAATATGTTCCGAAAGAAAGGGTCTAAGCCGATCAAGTACATGGATAGACCGCTTCCCCTTACTCAAAAGGAGAAAGACGAGTATGAATACCAACGCGCAGTTGAGGCGCAGGAGCGAATCAAGAGAATGATGTTCTCTATGATGGAAAGTGATGGTGGTAGTGATGGCTGATGTTGATATTACAAGCTTATCCGTAGAAATTTCTGCGGAATCGCAGGGCGCAGAGCTTAATATCGACAAGCTCGCTACCGCCATTTCTAATTTGCGCAAAAAGGGCAACGTTGGCAAGGTATGTTCTAGCCTTGATACTTTAGCGAAATCTATCTCTGCGTTGAAGTCTGCTTCGTCTGGTATGGATTGGCTTAGTAGAATCAACGATTTTATGGATAGGATTTCCAATGTAAACCTGTCTGAAAGCGCAAAAGGTATCCGTTCAGTTGCCAGTGCATTAACTAGGATTTCTTCGGTCGATTTGAAAGGCCTTGACCTTTCTGGGCTGAAAGGCAAAATGAATAGCCTGCGAAACGGCTTATCCCCGCTTTCCAAAGTTGATGCGTCTGGCCTTAGAAGTGTAAGTAGCGCGCTTAATTCTATTGCAAAAATTCCAGATTTTAGTAGCAAACTTGATTCAAAGACACTGGATGATTTTGCCACTTCTTGCAAGAAAATCACAGATGCCCTTGACCCGCTTGCTTCCAAAATCGAAACAGTAGGAAATTCGTTCGCGAAGTTGCCTTCCAACATCCAAAAGGTCATTGCGGCAACGGACGGTGCTACAAAAGCAAGCAGTAAATCCGCAAAAAGCTACATGAGCCTTTCCAGCCAGCTAAACGGTTTTATGCGAAACATGGCAAAGCTGGTTTCGCTGAAAGCTATTGCTGAGTATCTCGGCAATGCTGTTGCAAAGTTCAACGACTTCTATGAAGCAACAGACCTGTTTCATAATGCTATGGGCAATTTGAGCGGTGAAGCTGATACGCTCATTAGCAAGATGCAGGGCTTGCTTGGCGTTGACCCGACAAAAGCGATGACCTACATGGCTACCATCCAGAGTTTGGGTACTTCGTTCGGTTTGGCCAGCGACAAAGCATACATTCTGTCTAAGAACCTGACCCAGCTTGCCTATGATGAGGGTTCTTATTGGAACAAGGACGTTGCAGAGACCTTTACCGCAATGTCCTCCGCAATCTCCGGTGAGATTGAGCCTATTCGCCGTTTGGGCGTTGACCTGTCTCAGGCACGGTTGCAGCAGGAACTTCTTGCCTTGGGTTTTAACAAGCAAGTCTCTAGCTTGTCCCAAGCAGATAAAGCAGTTCTGCGTTACATTGCCATTATGAAGCAGACTGCCAACGTGCAGGGCAATCTTGCGCAAACCATTCAAAGCCCCGCAAACCAGATCAAGATTCTAAAAGCCCAGCTTGATATGTTGGCAAAGTCTGTCGGCTCTCTGCTCTACCCAGCCCTGAAATCTATTCTTCCCCCGCTGATTGCCGCCGTGCAGCTCATCCGAGAATTCGTTGAGTGGGTGGCAAAGCTGATGGGCGTAAAGGTCGTGTTCACTGATTTTACTAAGAGCGCTGACAGCGTTGGTGGCATTGGTGATGCAATGGATGATACAGCCGATTCGACAAAGAAAGCTGCAAAAGCCCTCAAGGACTACACGGTGGGTTTTGATGAACTGAACATCATTGACCCAACGCAGGGAAGCTCTGGCTCTGGTAACAATGCATCTGCTGGCAATATCTTGGGCGACGTAGACCTGTCCGGCTACGATATGTTCAAGCAATACAATGAAGAGTTCGCAAAGCAGATTGATGCTATCAAGCAGAAAATCAAGGATATGCTACCGATTATTGGTGCTATCACCGCCGCACTTGCGTTGTGGAAAATTGTTGATTTTCTGACGGACATTGCGACAGCAATTTCCAAGATGACAGAATTGCAAAAGTTGGCTCTTTCAATTGCAACGGTTGTTGTCGAAGCATCGTTAGTATTCAGTTTTGCAAAAGGCTACGCATCTAGTGGAAATCCTCTTGAGCTTTTAGGCGAAGTGGTGTCTGCTGCGTTTGGTTCTTTTGTTCTTTGGCGCACAATGGGCGCAGATGGCATTACGCTTGGCATGGGCATCGCTTTTGTGGCAAGCCTTGCAGGTCTTACTTATGCGCTTGGCACTGGCGAAGCAAATCTTGGCGATGCAAGCACATGGATTCAATCCGCTTTAACTACTGCTTTTGGTTCCATTGCGGGCATCACGTTGCTCACTAATCTTGGCGTAGCCACTGGTACAGCCGCAACGCTTTCTATCGGTCTTGCAGGTCTTATTACCTTTGCTGGAATCACATTCTCTCTTGGCGAAAAGCTGAAAGAATTTCCGGTTCTTAATACCATCATTGCTGCTTTGATGGGAATTTTTGGTGGCGTTGCTGGTGCTGGCGTTGCATTGCTTGTTGGTGCAAGCCTTCCTGTTGCTGGAGCCGTTGCCGCTGCTGGTGTCGGTATTGGCCTTGTTCTTCACTGGGCTGGTATCAAATGGGGCACTAAAGAGAGCGGCGAAAAAACAGATGCTGCCGCAGAAGCCGACATTAAAATGCATCATGTCGAAAATGTTTTTGAGCAGCGCATTGAAGCCATCAAGCAAATTATCGTTACCAAGTGGAATGCGGCCATTGATTTTATGACTTCTCTTCCCGGAAAGGTTGGAGATATCATAAATAGCATTGGCGAGTGGTTCAGCTCTCTTCCTGAAAAAATCGGCCATGCCCTTGGCTTTGCCGTCGGCAAAATCGGGGAGTGGGTTGGAAACATGGTCGTTACTGTAACAACCGAAGTTCCCAAAATCGTTTCGTCTGTTGTTAAGTTTTTTGAAGAACTGCCGGGAAATATTTGGACTGCAATCTTAAAGACTCTTGATACTATTTCCGAATGGCGAAAGAGAATGGTGGCTTTTGTTGTTGTTGAAATTCCCAAAATCATTTCGTCTATTGTCAGTGAGTTCAAAAAACTTCCTGGCGAATTGAGAAAACTCGGCAAATTCATTTGGGACGGTCTAATCAACGGCCTAAAAGACGCATGGAGTACCGTTACAAATGGCATCAAGAGTTTCACTGATGGTTTTGTCAACGGTTTCAAGGACGCTCTCGGCATTCACTCCCCTTCTACTGTATTTGCGGAGATTGGCGGTTACATCGTTCAAGGTCTTGCAAACGGCATCAATGCTGCGTCTCCCTATGTTGAACAAGCTATGACCAATCTTGCAAACGCTGTTCAGCAGAAGGGCAACGAGATGATTGACTATGGCGCAGACGTTGCAAATGGCTTTGTTGATAACATGGTCAATACGTTTGACGCAAAGTGGAATGAAATCGACAACGGTCTCAAGAGCGACTTCATTGGCACGATTAAGGGCATGATTGATGCGGTCAAGAAAGGCGATATCCAAACCGTCGCCGAAAACACAGCAGCCATCATCTGGAAGGCAATGGGGGAGGAAAACCGAAAACAGGTCAAGTCTTACGCTTCCGACTTGGTTTCCAATCTCACTAGTGCTCTTAAAACCGTTGGTTCCAAAGTATTTTCTTCCGCAAAACTTGTCGGAAAGAACATTTTGGATGGAATTACATCCAAGTTTGGCGAAATCTCCACGAAGGTCGTCGGTCTCGGAAGTAAAATTTCGTCCTCGTTTTCTTCTCTGATCGGACCAATCTCGGCATCCGGCAAGGCGATCAGTATTGGCCTTTCTTCTGGCGTTTTAAGTCAGTTCCCGTCTATCATCGCTGGCATTGCCGGGCTTATCGGTCAAATTGGAGCTGCATTTATGGGCATCTTGCAGACGATCGGCAGCGTCTTGACATCTCTTGGCATCCCAACTGGTGTCATCATGATCGCTGGCGGCGTCGCAATTGCAGCCGCAATTGCAGGAATTGTCGGAACGCTTGTTGGGAAGTACGGAACAAGTTCACGCCCGTCTGTGAATGACAACTACTCGAGCTACCCTGGTACGAGCGATTACGATTCTGCTAACGGCTCTACCACATCTGTTGGGAGCTATTATCCAAGTTCTTCCGCTAGCGGAGCAAGCTCCGCAGAACTCCGCAGTGCCGTCCATGATGGGTGCTATAACGCATTCCTTGACATCTTCCAGCGGTACGGAGACGAGCTTACCGGAGGGAAAGAGCTCAAGATTTACCTTGATGGTAAGCAAATCACTGCGTCCGTTGAGAAACGGCAGTCTGAGCGTGGGTTCCAGATTATGGGAAACGAAGTTTACAGCTACTAAGGAGGTTTACGTTTTATGCAATCTCTCGTCACAGTAAATGGCAGAGAGCTGCCTGAGCCTTCCTCCTACGACGCTACAACAAGCACTATAGTCGATTCTGGACGAAACGTACAAGGCAAAGTCGTTGGGTCTGTGGTGCGGCACGATGTTGCGAAGATTTCCCTAAAATGGAATTATCTTACCGCAAGACAGTGGGCGGACGTCATCGGGCCGTTCACCACAAACTTTTACTGCACTGTTCGGTTTTATAACCAAGCAACTGCAAGCTACACGACAAGGCAAATGTATGTTTCCGATAGAACCGCCGGAATGTGGAGGCGTTCCTCGTCCAACGGAAACGTTATGGGATGGGTCGGGACATCCCTTAGCCTGGTTGAAGTTTAAGAGAGGTGATTATTTATGGGCTTTCTGCCTTCCGACAAGTGGCTTGAACAATACGACAAGACACTTGTTCCGGAGATGTTTGTTCGCATCACTTACCACGTCTCTGACGATAAGGCCCAAGCAGACGCCATTGCCAGCTCTTCCAACCAGGCTTTATTCAGCAATACGTTGTCTGTCACAGACCTAGATTCTGCTTCTTTGGCCAATTATGCCACCGGAGAACCTAATTTGTGGGTCCTTGACGGGAGCAAACTTTTGGTCCCAGGTTCAGAGCCATACGAGAACGCTGGGTATTTAAGTATGAATTGTGTTTCTGACACAAACCATCCGATTATCACTTTCTCTTTTAGCAAACTTCACTCTGAAAAAATCCCAGGGGTTACAATCATATGGTCGTCTGCTTTAAATGAATTTGCAAAATCTTTTAGGTTGGCGGCTTATAGCGGAAAGGAGCTAGTTGCGTCAAAACAAATTGACGATAACCAGTCGGTTGAATCCTCTGTAGATTTTGAGATTTCTGGGTATGATTCAATTACCCTTGAAATTTTGGAATGGTGCATCCAAGGCCGTAGAGCTAGAGTAGAACAAGTTGAATTCGGCCAACGTATTCAATTTAACAAAGCGGACTTGCTCTCTTATACGCACGAATCGAAACGCGACCCGGTTTCCGGTCAGCTTTCCAAGGATTCCGTTTCGTTTTCCGTCGATAATTCTAAGCAGCGTTGGAACCCGGTAAACCCGGGCGGTCTTTACCAATATCTTTACGAACGTCAAGAGGTTTTTGTTCAGTATGGAATGGACCTGGGAGATTCAATCGAATGGATTGATGGAGGGAAGTTCTTTCTTTCCGGATGGACAATCCCAGCAAATGGTATAACAGCATCGTTTGACGCCAGGGATGCTCTATCATTCCTCCAGGATTCTATTTATACCGGGCACACAAGCGGAACGCTTTACCAGATGTGCTTTGATGCATTGGAACTTCTGGATGTTTCCGGGATATCTTACGAAATTTCGGAAGAATTAAAGAACTATTCTTCCGACATTTCCTCCGATGCTTCCTCTTATAAAAACGCAGACGTTCTTCAGCTTGCCGCAAACGCAGCCGGGATGGCTCTTTACCAATCCAGAGATGGGGTCATTCACATTGAACGTGTTCCTTTTGTTCCAGTCACGAGGTCTGGTATTGAGGAAATATCGCTCTTGAATAGCTTTAAATACCCAGAAATAACGTTTTCGACAAAAATAAAAAACGTATCGTGTAAGGTTGGCGGCGAATCCGTTTTTTATCCAGCCGGAGCTAGTGGGAACGGAGCGACCCAAAGCATCAATAATCCGCTTATATCGAAATCTGTATCTTCTAGCGCAAAAAATGCGTTGACCGAAACATATGCACTTCTTTCTAACAGAAGAAAGGTAAACTTGGAATTTCGTGCAAGCCCTCATATTGATGCGTTGTCTTTTGTTAGGGCAAACCATCAGTTTGGATATGCATCGAACGTTCTCGTTACGGATGCCAAGTATACCTTTAACGGATGTTTTAAAGGTACGATGGAAGGATATATGGTGGAAAGTGCGAGTGCCCTTAGACTTGACAAGGACTCCGTTTTGGTGGCTCCTGGAGAGACCGTTCGTTTAACCGCAACACTTGTTCCTTCCTCAGAGGATTCCCCAGCAATCGGATGGGAAGCATCTCCTCCCGGCGTTGTTTCCATTTCCGTCGTTTCCAACAAAGGCGGCGTTTCTGCTTGCGACATTTCTTTTGTTTCCAGTGGAGATGCCGTAGTCACAGCCTTCGTATCTTCCGTATCTGCAAAGTGTACCGTTATCAGTCAGGCTCCGTCTTTGTCGGATATGCCGGAAGGATCGTCTGTTTGCATTCAAGAAAGTGGTGCGAATGTAGAGTTTGTTGTCGCAAAACATGGGTATGAGCCTGGTTTAAATGGTCCAGGGAGAACACTTCTTATCAGGAAAGAACCTCTTGCTGAAACAGTGTGGAACCAGACGCACGTCAATACATACGACGGAAGCTCCATCGACAGGCTGTTGAAGAGAGATTACGCAAACAGATTTAGCGACACCGTCAAGTCCGCAATGGGGCTTACCTCTTTCTATTACACGGTAGGCGGTAGCACTACGGAAATCAGAACGCTTTCTCGCAGTGTTTTTCTCCCGTCTATTTATGAGATGTTTGACCCGGAAGACAAAAACGCAGATGTTTATGTAAATGGCAGTAACCCGTTTTTCAAAAAAGAAGGTTCTGTACTACCAAAGCAAACCCGAAATGCTTTTGTTCAGTCTTATGATGATTCCGTCAATCGTCTTATCCGCAGATGGTCACGCTCCCCTGCATGGCGAGATTATTCCGGGAATCCCATTCAAGGCCAGCTTGTTGGAACATACAGTCTCGGAACAAATAATGGAGGCAAGACGTTTTTCTATTCAGAATCGTATAACGCGTGGAGTTCCAACAAGTTCAGCCCTGCTTTTACGCTTCCGTCTACGACTAAAGTCGGTAACGACAAAAAGATTTTGCTTTAAGGAGGGACTATGGCAACTTGGATTACAGACAGAAGCCAAGACGATGTTGACCGCCTAAAGTTCATTTATGGTAAAGCCGTGAACGGGACCTGGACGGATGAGGAAAAAACGGAGTGGCTTTCCGGTATGAAAGGGGCTCTTGACTACAGAGATTTTTCGAGAATAGAAACCGGCATATCCGAGCTTGCTTCACTTCTCGGTGCGGACGTAGATGTCAAGACGGACTGGGACATAAACGGGTATCTTACCACGTCAGATGCCACTAGGTGGCTGTCGAATATCGAATCTATTCGTTCTAAAAACTCAGGAGACGCCAAAACTGCGCCGACGCCTACGTCTATGGATAGGCTCGGATTCGAGACAATGAACCAACTTGAAAGCATTTTGTCAGACATAGAATCAATCGCCAAAACTTACGTTACTTTTTCTGGCGAATACATGGCTGGGGAGGACCAATATGGTTTTTGAAGACCGCATCTCAAAATATCCTGGCAGGTGGACGTTAGTCCGTGAGGATGGGTCGTCTGAAATTGTAACGCTCGTCCGAAACGACGAACCCATAAAGGACGGCACACCAATCAACGCATCCACTTTAAATGAGCTGAGTACAGTTGCAGGTGCCATCAACGCAAAAGAGGAAGCCGTTTCGGCGGCAAATTCCGCTGCGGAAGAACGTGCAAAAGCAGAACAGGCTGCAAAAAATGCCGCAAAAGACGTTTCTGCAATTGTAAAAGCAGACTCCGAAAATGCAGCTTTGTCTGCTGCTGCTGCCAAGACAAGCGAAATCAATTCAAAGCGTTCGGAATCTCAGTCTGCTACTTATTTGCAGGGCACAAAAGAATACTTTGAGCAGGTCCGCACCATCACCATCGGTGCACAGGGGTGGTACGCCACGCCAGAGGCGTTAAAGGCTGCGGTCCCGGTAGGCGAAAACGGCTGGTGGGCTGTCGTCGGAACGACTGACACCATTTGGACGTGGGACAGTGACACGAAGTCGTGGAAGGATAGTATTCAAAAAGCGGACCTTTCCGACTACTACACCAAGGCCCAGGCCGACGCCAAGTTCGGCACGCCGTACACCCTGCCGCCCGCTACGGCAGACCAGCTGGGCGGCGTGAAGGTAGGCGACTATCTGGACATTGCCCCGGACGGCACCCTGAGCGGCAAGACGCTGTATGACACCATCGCGGCCAGTGTGGCGGTAAAGTCGGAGGCGCGGCTGGTGTGGAGCGGAAAAACAACGATTGGGAGGAGAAAAACTGAGACAATTAACGTTCAGGACGGTGTAGATTACGTTAACCTCCGCATAAACGAAGCTGATTTTAATCTTACCCCTGGTATGACATATGAAACTGGCAGTTTTGGCGCGGGAAGTCTCACGGTCACAGTATTATTTTCGGCCGACAAAAAACGTCTTGAATGTACCCTTACCAATACGCTGAATACTGTATCGGTTGTATTCACCGGCTACCACTACCCCACCCTTGCCGAGCTGCTGGCCGAGACGCAGGCCGCACAGGCGGACACGGATGCCCTGGCGGTAGATCAGGAGTACCGCCTGACCCTGCTGGAAGCCGGGGTGGATCCCACAACCACCTGAAAGGAGGACTGCATAAAATGCTGTACCGCATCTGCAAACGCATGATCCAACGGGGCCATACTGCTGGTCTGGCGGAAAAGCTGGATATCTTTTTTGCCGCCGACCGCCTGACAGCGGACCAGTACCAGGAGCTGACCCAGCTGCTGGCCCAGCAGGAGGCCGTCCATGGCGCTTAATGCCTACTCTTGGACATTGGGGGGTGATCGCAATAAACAACACATTTTTGACCGCACTTTTTAACTTTTTGAGCCGTTTCTTTGCCGCTTTGGCGGAAGAACAGGTAGAACAGGAGGACACAATGGCATCTGTGACTGAGGTGACCGAGTGGACGGGAGCACCGCCCTACCGCTACATCGACGTAAGCCGGTATCAGGGCAACATTACACTGGAGGGCTGGAAGAAGGTCAAGGCCGCTGGCTATCAGGGCGTCATGCTCAAGACCGTCAGCACAAACCGCAGGCTCTCCAAGCGAGCAGACGGCCTGTACATCGACCCGACCTTTGAAGCAAACTACCGCAACGCAAAGGCGGCAGGTCTGGCGGTGGGCGTGTATTACTACACCTACGCCACCAGCAAGGCAATGGCCGATGCAGAGCTTTCCCTGCTGGCTGACGCCCTGCGTGGCAAGACGCTGGAAATGCCTGTGGCAGTGGACGTGGAGGACAACAAATTCAGGGTTCTTGGCAAGCAGGCGCTGACCGACCTGACAGCCTACGCCCTGAAAAAGGTGGAAGACATGGGCTTTTATGCCCAGCTCTATACCTACACCAGCTTTGCTAAGACGCGCCTGTATATGGGCGGTGCTGCCCTCAGCCCCTACGACGTGTGGCTGGCCGACTACACGGGAAAGACACCTGCCGTGACCTTTGCCTACAACACTCACCAGCACACCAGTAAGGGCAGCGTACCTGGCATTTCCGGTCACGTTGACCTCAATGTGACCACACGCAACTACCCGAAGATCATTTGCAAGAAGGGCCTGACCCGTCTCCGGGAGGGCAAATGACCGAAAAAGAAGCTCTACTGTGGGTGCTGGGCATCCTGGGCAGCCTGTGCGCTGCGGTCATCACCATCGACAAGGTGCTGGACATCATCCACAAGTACGTCAAAAATGCACAGGCCCACGACGATGCGCAGAACAAGCGCATTGACACCATTGAAAAGCGACTGGCTGCGGTAGAAACTGTTTCCACGCAGCACGCCGCGGCCCTTAGACGCGATTTGACGCGCTTTGACGGCATTGATGAAGAAATGCGTCTCGTCCTTGTTGGCGTGCAGAATCTTTTGGATGCACAACTTTCCAGCAACAACCGCGAAAGTATGCAAAAAAGCAAATCCGATATTAACAACTACCTGCTGAAAGGAGTAACAAATCATGGAAGCAATGCTTAACTTTATCCCCACCCCCGTCGCAATCGCTCTCATCATCGTCGGCTTTGTGGCTCTGGCGGTCGGCGCTATCCGCATGGGCTATAAGCAGCTGGTCAAAGATCTGGCCTATGACCTCGTGTGCAAGGCCGAGGGCAGCATCATGGGCAGCGGTCAGGGCGCAAAGAAAAAGAAGCAGGTCTTTGACGCGCTGCGTGCGGCCTGCCCTGCATGGCTGAAGCCTATCATCACGGATGAAGTGCTTGACGCAGTGATTGAAAAGGCAGTAAGCCTGATGAAGAAGGCACTGGCAGATAATCATCCTGCTATCAACAAGGAGTAATTTATGATCGAGCTAAGCGTATCTCTCGCATCCAATGGCGTCGTCAAAGTGCCGGGCTATGAGCAGCTGGTGCGCTTTGGCTACACCAAAAACCGGGGTGTGTACCGACTTGCTGTCACCGCATCCGGCGAGTGGCAGGACCTGACCATCCGGGCCTTTTGGCACGTCCCGGGCGGCAAAGACCCGGCATCCTCGCTGGTGGTGGACGGCTCTGTGGATGTGCCCGCCAGCGTTACCGCACAGCCCGGCAACGGCTGCATTACCTTTGAGGGCAGCGACGGCACAAAGACCGTGACCAGCGCCGACCTGCGATATCGCGTCAGCGCCAACAGCGGCACAGAGGACGGCACTATGCCGGAACCGGACTCGCCCGCGTGGCAGCAGCTGGTGGATGCCGTGCACAAAGATGCCACCGCCGCAGAGCAGGCCAAGACCGACGCGCAGACTGCAGCGCAGCAGGCAGGAGCAGCCGCACAAAAGGCCGCTGCCAGCGAGAAAGCTGCCGGTGACGCACAGAAAAAGGCCGCTGACAGCTTACAGGAACTGAAAGACGGCATTGCCGCTGGTAACTTCAAAGGCGACAAGGGCGACACTGGCCCCATCGGCCCGCAGGGTGAGCAAGGCCCTCAAGGCCCCACTGGTGCTACCGGAGCCACCGGCCCGCAGGGCGAGACTGGCCCTCGTGGTGAACAGGGGCCGCGTGGCATTCAGGGCGAGCGCGGCCCGCAGGGTGCGCAGGGGCCGCAGGGCGAAAAAGGTGACACTGGGCCACAGGGGCCTAAAGGCGACCCCGGCCCGGCAGGTGCAGACGGCAAAGATGGCATACAAATTGATGATACCGCCGTGGGGCCCGACGCCTGGAGCAGCAAGCACATCGTGGACATGCTCTGCCCGCCACTGGAAGAGACCGGCAACCCGTTGCAGTGCTACCCCGTGGCAAATTATCCGCTGGGCGTGACTGCCAGCTGGGAGCCGACGCAGGAAGGGAGCGGCGAACCTAGCCCGGACAATGTCCGGCCGATTAAGGGCAGGGACAGCGTGACGGTCGAGCGGTGCAGGGAGAATCTGCTGAATATCGCTCCATTTACCAAGCTGACAACACAAGGCGTCACTTATGAGTATGTAGCCAACGGCGGTATTCATATTTCAGGCACCGCACTGGCTAATGCGGTTAGCCCAGTGTTTTCGATTTGGTATCTGCCGCCCGGAAAATACTACGGGCTAGATTTGGGCAAAGGAATTGGCTTTAGTATTGTAGTGCAGAGAAATGGGAAAAACGTTTGGCTAAGCACCAAAGGCACTTTTGTGATTTTGGCTGGGGACGCAATTGTGTTTTGGTGCTTGAGTGTTAATAGCGGCACAACGATTGACGAGACGTTATATCCGTACATTGTCCCCGGCACCACCGCCCCCACCACCTACGCCCCATACACCGGCCAAACTGCCACCATCACTCTGCCCCGAACCATCTACGGCGGTACGGTGGATGCGGTGACTGGAGTTGGAAAAGAGGTGTGGAGATCAATTACACTAGACGGCGTCTCTGAAAAATTCGTAAATGAATATGATGATTATTGGAATTTATTACCAATGAATACACCTGGAATTAGCAATCAAAATATCGACTATATTGTCAGTTCACATTTTTATCATGCGTTTGGTGGAAATATTACTGGTTTTTTATTTACTACCTCGTCTATGATGAAGCGGTATTTTGCAACACCAGATGAGCTTAATGCTTATATCGCCGCTCAATACGCCGCAGGAACCCCGGTGCAAATTGCTTACAAGCTGACAACTCCAACGCCTTTTACTGCAACCGGCGCACAGCCCATCCCCGCTCTCCCCGGCGTGAACACAGTCCTGACCGACGCAGACAGCGTGACGGTAACCGGCAGAGCAGACCCCATCAAGCGCATCACTGACCTTGAGGATGCTGTGGCATCAATGACCAACACATAAGGAGGTACATATGGCAATTAAAAGCAAAGCCCGACACGACCTGACCCTGCGCTCCATCAAGCGGGAAATTGCAGCAGGACGCGATGTTGCGTTCTGGCTGGATAAAGCATATATGCACTACGACAACGGACTGCTGACCGCAGACGACATCGCAGAGGTGGAAGCTCTTGCACAGGCGTACTATGATGCGCTGGACGCGGAGGACAAGGCGAACGCTGAGGAAATCACACAGTAAGGAGACATAACGCATGAACGCAGTAAATATTGAAGATTTGCTCGATCTGATTGAATCCATGAAACGCATATCTGCGGATGAAATTATCGCTGCATCAAAAGAGAACAACGAGCTGGAGCGCATCGCGCACATCGCAACGGAAGCAACTTATAAGGCTGTTATCGAAAAGCTGGAAAGCCTCCGCGTGTACGCAGTAACCGTTTTGGATAGCAAGGAGTAAAACCATGAGTAGCACTACATACGAGCATTTTGTTGGTGTCAACAAAATGTACGCCGTACAAGAGCATTTTCGTGATGTCACAAAAATGGTGACAAAACGTCACCGTTTCGCCGCGATTGGTAATATGGTGCGCAACGCCGGACAGCTGCCGCAGCCCTTCTGGCTCGGTGCTGCCTGTGGCGGCGGCTCGTGTAGTGTTGCCCGCTGCGCTGCAAAGGCTTGACAGACAGCAGATGACCGCCGCCATCAAAAACGCACCGCTTGGGAGGGTAGACCGTAAGATAGCCTTACTGCGGTACGTCGAGCGGCTTCCGCTGCCGGACATTGCGGCACAGACCCATTACAGCCGGACGGCGGTAGGCTACCGGCTGAAAGGAATTGAAAAAATGCTGGATGTATGATATACTAATCTTGTCTAGGGATTAGTTTTGAGCTTTTGCTCTGGCGATTCAAAAAAGCGGCAGCCTTTCGGGTCTGCCGCTTTTCTTTTTGCACGATTTGTGGTATAATATATCCAAGGAAACCCGACCGGCCTCTCAACGATGCGCATTAGGCCGGGGCATCCAAGAGCTAACTCCGTGCTTAACGGAGAATTAAAAAAGCAGTCGCCAGATTCGGCGCTGAACAGTCTCCCACCCGCCTCCTTGCAGTGCGTACCATGTGGGAGACGATTTTACATAGGAGGCGTTTGGATGGGTGTTTATAATGTGAGTATCAAGGTTGGAAATTCTTACTGCGTGGTTCAAATCCCCGATGCGGAATTTCAGAAGAAGATGTACGAAAACGTTAATCCTTCCTCCGGAGAAAGCGTTTTTACAATCCAAGAAAATTTCCCGGAAATCGGTTCAGCTTTTGATGTGCGCTTTAAAAAGAATCTATAAATAGCAAAATCCCCCGGTGTTCCGTTTGGAGCATCGGGGGATTTTTTACTTTTTCTTCAATTCCTCAAGCCTGCTGGAAAGCTCTTCTTCCCAGCCTTCGTGCTCTTTGAGGTACGGGGCGTAAATTATGCTCTCGGCTTCTTTTCGGGCCGCAACGGCTTCCTCGACCGTATCATAGCTGCCGAGATGATATTGCTTGCGTTGGAAATTGATATATGCACGCCATCGACCGTGGCAGTCTTTACACACACCATTTGCGCCAGAAGTGGAATTTTTATTGATATGGCCTCCGACCCTTGTACGAATCGACATAAGGGAAGAGCCACCCGCGTAAGCTGTGCTGTGAATTGCCCCGGTTTTCTCTCCAATGTCCCTGTTGCAATCTGCGCAATGCTGGATCAGAGAAAGCCTTGTAAGCTTTACGGTGGTTTCCCTCCCACATTTCGGGCAAATAGCGCGGCACAGAAAATGACCTGACCTCTTTTCGGGCAAAACCTCTAACACCTGCCATCCGTTGATGACGTGTCCCTCTTTTTCCTTTGCCTTTTTCAGTCTTGCGGTTGTCAGGCCTGGCTTTTGCCCTCGATTCGCGCAAGACAGACAGCTGCGGCTTTTTCCAAGACGGAGGGAGCTGTCATACACGTCTTTTACCACTCCGCACTCACACTGGCATGTGTAGTAGTGCGGCTTTTCAGACGGAGCAAGTACCGTCCACTTTCCAAAATGCTTTCCAGTCAAATCTTCTGCCATAACATTTTCCTCAGATCAGGCCGTAGTGCTCGGCCAGAAGGAATCGTACATACACCGGGCACTCCCTCTCGCCCAGGCACCAGCCCTGCACAGTGCGCGGCGGAATGCAGGCACCCCTTGCAAATGCCAGCTGGCTCAGGTTGCAGGCGGTCACAAGTTCCCGCATGCTCATGCGGGAGACGTCCCAAAGATGGGACAGGCGGGCGGTCTCGGCGTCCAGATCGGCGCAGCCATCGGAATCGTCCGGGATGCTGAAGGTGACGTTACCGAGAAAAACTTCTTTCGGCTGCTTGGCAGCCATGCCAAAACGTTCTGCTTTGCTATACATGGTTGACTTCCTTTCTTTCGCATGATAATATGTTCGTGTACCTCCATGGTACGTCTTTCACAAAATCCCCTGTCAGATGTTGCGAGCATCCGGCAGGGGATTTTTTATTTACAGGTCAATCCACTCTTCGTTCTCTTTGAGCGTCTCGACGTACTGGGGGTAGATGTCGCTGATGATGACGTCCTTCTCCATGTCGTCCAGTTCGCCGCTCATGAGCGCTTCGGACTGCTCATTGGTCAAGTGCATGTCCGCTGTAAACGTATCCGTTGCGTGATCACGGCAGTGCAAAACCTCACCATCGCAACCGATGTGGGCGTAAATCGTCCATACGGTTTCGTCTGGCTCCCACTGCTGCCAGTCCATGGTCTTGTATTCGTCAGGCTCCACCTCGGTGCCGTTCTCCATGACCTTTGCGGCGAACTCTTCAGCGTTAATGATCTTCATATTTTTTACCTCCATGTTGTTGTGTGTTGGTGTCTTTCACTGTCTTTATTATACGCTCATTGAGCGCAAAATACAAGCCTATTTGTAAAATTTTGTGCTCAATGAGCACTTTCTTTCTTTTGGCAAAATAGAGCATTTTTGTCCTTCGTTGTACCTTCGTTGTCTCTCGTTTTCTTCCGGTACGGTACACTGGGTGCAATAGGAGGGATGAACCATGAGCTATTATCCGACACCCGGAGCACCCTATGTTCCACAGCAGCCTATCAATCCTTATGGCGGTATGGGCACGGTAGGGCTTGCCGCTCCCCTGCCAAACACGCAAGTACAGCAGATGCAGCAGCAGCGTCCGCAGCCGATGAATGGGCAACAGCCTGTTCAGCAGTCGGCGCAGGACGGCGGTTGGCTTCTGGGCAGACCAGTTTCCAGCAGGGAAGAGTTTTTGGCGATACCGTCTGACCTGTATGGCAGACCGACCTACTGCCCCGACCTGCGGAGTGGCGTGATCTACTGCAAGCGGCTGAATCCTGACACCTGTGAATCCTATGTACAGGAGTTTTACAGCCCGGAAGCGTGGCGGCAGATACAAGCGCAACAGGCACAGCAGACCGCTGCACCGACACAGCAGTATGTGCCTATTGAACAGTACAACGCCCTCGTGCACCGGCTGGATGAACTGGAAAAGTGGCAGAAGAGCTTTTCGAAGCCCGCTGCCACCGCAAAGAAAGGAGAATAAATAATGTCCTCTCCGTTTGATCTGATTACTCACAGCCCTATCATGCAGCTTGCAAATTTGGCTCGTGCCGGGCAAAACCCGATGGGGCTTATCCAGCAGTTGAGCGGGCAGAATGCCCCCATCATGCAGGGCTTGAACCTGATTCAGGGCAAGAACGAAACGCAGCTCAAAACGATGGCACAGAACCTCGCCAAAGAGCGTGGCATCGACCTGAATCAACTGGCAAGTGTCCTAAATTTGACGTTGCCGAAGTGAGGGGGCTTTGTAATGGACGATTTTGATAACAGCCATCCAGAAAAAGATTTTGATACCAACGACCTGTATAAGAACGACAAAATATGGGTTCCTTTAATGCTCGGATTAATTTTCGGTGCTGTCAGCAAAACATGGGACGAACCGAAAGATAAAAAAGACAATCCTCCAAGCTAACTTAATAATTCCCAAGTAGACATCCCTCTAAGCAAACGCTTCTCAGTTTTGCGGACTTGATAAAAACCGCTTTTATCTGGCTTCGCCCATCGCACACGGCGGTGGGATAGCATAACGCAAAACTGAAAGGAGTTTTGTTATGGACGACTTTGCAACTGGCTATCTGGCTGGGCAGGACGGCGGTAATAACAACGGCGGATTCTTCGGCAACGAGGGTCTGTGGGCGGTTATCATCCTCGCTATCATCTTCGGCTGGGGCACAAACGGCTACGGTCGGAACGGTGGTGACAACGGCATGAACAGCTACATCCCCTATCTGGTGGGCACCGGTGCAACCGGTCAGGGCGGCGCAGATACTCGTGCGGCTTTGTCGGAGGGCTTCTACCAGCAGGACACTTCCCGTTCTCTGGCTGGCATCCAGAGCGGTATCTGCTCTCTTGGCTATGACCAGCTGGCGCAGATGAACGGCGTCAACGCCAATATCGCAAACGGCTTTGCAAGCGTGAACAACGCTATCTGTCAGCTCGGCTACCAGAACGCACAGCTCGTGAACGGTCTGGAACGCAGCGTGTCCAACGGCGACAACGCCATCAGCCTTGCTATCATGCAGGAGGGCAACGCACGTCAGGCGGGTCAGACCGCTATCCAGACGCAGCTTGCGTCTTGCTGCTGCGAGAACAAGCAGCTCATCGGCGACCTGAAGTACACCATTGCACAGCAGGACTGCGCTACCCGGCAGGCCATCGCAGACAACGCCCGCGCCATCGTGGACAACTGCAACGCCAACTTCCGCAGCATGATGGACTACTTCACGCAGGATAAGATTGCCACTCTGACCGCTGAGAACCAGAGCCTGAAGTTCGCCGCTTCTCAGGATCGTCAGAATGCGCTTCTGACCACCGTGATGTCCCAGCAGACCGATACCATCCTGAACCGGGTCAATCCTCGTCCGATTCCCGCTTATCAGGTGGCAAACCCTAACGTGGGCGTGAACTGCTGCGGCTGCTGCTAACCTACACACTCCCCGATAACACCGGGTGAACCATCGGGGCAGGGGTAAGACACCTCTGCCCCTGATTTTTTAGGAGGAAAATACTATGGCTTGCAAAACAAGCTGCAAACTCTGCCCGCACTTGGTCATCAGTCAGGCAGTCACGTTTGCTGACGATACTCTGACCATCAACATCCCTGCTGGCGCATACCAGAACGGAGAAAAGTATTGTATCGTGGTTGCTCAGAGCTTGCCGGACACGACCACTATCAACGCCCCTGTGGTTATTACCATCGGTGCAGGCACGACCGCATACCCTCTGACCGACTGCAACTGCGCTCAGGCGACCGCCGAGAGCATCCACACCCGCACCCGCTACGCTACCCGTGTGGCAACGTCTGCGACCGGCACCGGCACGTTTAAGTATCTTGGCTGCTTCTGCCGTTCCCACGCCGGTGCGCCTGCGTCCATTTCTTGAGGAGGTATAGATTATGGGCAAGACTAATTTTCGCCGCATGATGATGCTCCGCGACCACGAAAAAGACCGTGAGCCGGAACGTGACCGCCTTGAGGAAGAGCGTGACCGCAGGGAGCGTGAGCTTGAACGCCGTCTGCGCAAGCTGGAAAGCGGCAATGACCGCTATCCTTACTATCCGCAGGAGGAGAACCGCTACATCGACCCCTACCCTATCCCCCGCTACCCTGACGTAGAGTATGGGCGCAAGATGCCGCAGATTGGCTTCTCGCAGAACGGAGACTGGGACAAACGGTCTGGACAGTATGAGCATGGCGGTGCTGACAGCCGTTCCATCAAGATGCCACGCAAGCACCTCACCCACGATGAAGCGGAGGAATGGTGCGACAGCATGGTGAACGCTGACGGCACGAAGGGCTGTCACTGGACGCTGGAACAGACGCAGGACGTTGCCAAACAGCGCAATATCACCTGTGACCCGAACGATTTCTGGGCTGTCATGAACATGATGTACTCGGATTATTGTCAGGTCGCAAAGCGTCAGTCCGTTGACACTCCGGGCTTCTATGCTGACATGGCAAAGGCGTTCCTTGAGGACGCAGATGCTGTGGATGGCAAGGCATATCTCTACTGGGATTGCATTGCTGATAAGTAAAGAAGAACCCCTGTGTAGTCGTTAAAAACTACACAGGGGTTTACTATTGAAAAAGCTAGGTGGGGTGACGATTCCCACATCTCCTAACGATGGGCGATAGCTGCCTGTTCTATCCTCTAGCGTTTTCCTTATTCCCAAAGTACGGATTCGGCTTTTATGTCAAATAGATCTTGCGGATGGAATACAAGGCTCTTGTCAAGTTCCACCACTCCGACAATGGAAAACTTGCCGGGAACTTCTCGCTCGATTTTCTTCTTTGCTTCTTCCTTGCTGTTTGCAAACAAGACGAACGGGGCTTGAAAGTGTCTGCATTTTTCGTCATCATCGTACTGGATTTTGACCCAATAAAAGTTTTCGCCCCCTACTTCTTTTGGTGTTAAGTATTTTTTGACACTTGAGACATCGTAAGTGCAATACCCGATACACTGCGAGTTTCCGTATTTTTCCATAAAATTGTCATTCCCAATACGAGTTGCCAAAACCATGTGAACGTCTTTCCAACCAACACGGTCATCATTGACCGGTTTATCGTCCATAACAATATCGTCAGGGTCTATCACTTTCTTGCCAACCGCCAAATTCCAATTATTTGCAATATAATGTGTCATCTGATACCAGTTATCAAATGTTTTTACTTCTTTCATTGCATCTTCCAAAGAACCACGATGAGGTCTATAAACAATCATACGTCAATCCTCCAATCTTATTAGCCTAAGTCAATTTGGTCTTTCGATGCTGCAACGGACAGGTTGTAAATGTACTCCCCTGCCGTGAATCCGTGCTTTCGTGCTTCTCTTGTAACAAACGTCCGCTCGCTGTCGCTCATAAGGATTGTGATCCGCTTGCTACGTTTTCCGTCACCTTTCTGCCCTTGATGGGAAGTGTAAGGCTGAATCTCCATCGTGCGCTTTGCATCGCTGACGGACAGGTTGGTAAGCGCAATCATAATCTGCTGGTTCTGCTGTACGATGGCTTGCAGGACTTCCGTGTTTTTCATCAGCACTTGCAAGACTGCATCGTTCTGCGTGTCGGGCTTGTTCTCCTGTAGGGCAAGACTGTAATAGCCATCCTTTCGGAGAGACGGAAGAACGTCATCGAAAACCCAACTCTCAAACTTCTCTGCGCCGGGCAACTTGCTGTGTGTGATAAGACGGTAAACGTCACCTTCTGGGATGAAAGCGATTGCTTGGACTCCTCCCTGTGTAAGGGCGTCGCGTTTCACGACACCCCTACAATGGCGGGAAATTGCATCTCTCGGATTGCTATATCCCAACGCCTTTGCCACGTCAGAAGCACAGAAAAGAATCTTACCATCTTCTTCAATTGTGCGAAGCTGACCAAAGGCCTTGCTCTTAAAAACGTGGAGTGCGTTACATCTCTTGTTATCCATCATATCCTCCATATTCAACTGTTTGGCATCTTCCATGCCGACCTCATACGCCTTGTAAGTTATGCGAGATAACGCTTCTGCAATCTCATAATCATCCTTATTAAGCGGACGGCCGTTGCTGTTTTGCTTGAAACTTTCGAGAATCTCTTCTTTCGTTGCTGGAATGTTCATTGGCTTTACCACAAAATATTGTTTGTAATACAACCATGAAGATGATATAATGGATTTATCGTCCATAGTTGTATGGAGCGTAATCCCTTAAACTG